GGTCAGGAAATTTACGAGGGGGATATTCTCTCGTTTCCAAAAGATAGCATGGAAGACTACATCGTACATGCTGTTGTAAAATATGGCACTGGAGAATTTGATGGTGGGACTTACAAATATCCGGGGTTTTATCTTGAAAGCACAGGAGATGATGTTAATCTAAAAGAGGGAGACATTATGGAACCTTATGAGATAACAAACCTACATGATCCAAACTGGTATCACTACGAAGTGGTGGGTAATATATTTGAAGGAGTTGATAAACTTGGTTAGATTACAGTGGGAGGGTGATGGATAAAGACGCTAGACGTAGAATAAGAAGCAATGGGTGCTTCCATCCTAAGTCGGATGCCTGATGCGGGTTCGAGTCCCGCCCCTCTCTTTTTTTTGGAGAATAAAATGGACATTACAGAAATAAAACAAGCGTTTATAATCTTGTCTGCTTTGAAAGTAAAAGAAGTAGTTTTACCATATGATGAATACTATAAACTGCAAGACATGGTTAATCTTCATTCTGATGATGGTGGTTCGCATAACTTTCAAAGAAAATTTGACGAATTTCCAAGAATGTGTATTTATGGAATTGAGGTTAAATACGTATGAAATCGCATAAAGCAGACTTTAGATTGTACAAATTCAACGGAAATCTAGGGAGTTGATAAATGAGTTTAACTCAAATTGATCATGGTTTCTTGGGCGTAGAAATAAAAGTAGCCCCAGATGACAAGTATGAATATCTATGCACAAAAAATTACCATGATAATTCACACATGTTTATCAGAAGGAGCGGAGATTTGATAAATATATGGAATACACAGAAGGGCGAGTGGCATCCAAAAGATTTTTCTTTTAGAGAAATGAAGAACAAAGACCAGTTGGTTATTACAATCATTACATCAGATTTCTCGATTACGCTTCCGTCTAAAAATCAGGCTTATGCACATCTTAATAGGAACAATAATTAGGGGTTGACAAAATGAGTTCTGACGAACAAATCGAAAACGCAGTAGATCAAATAAGCAAATCATTTAATTTGACCGTTACTGAGAGAATCAATACTCAGCCAGAGTTTAGAAGAGAAATTCTAAGGCAGGTTATTGAATGTATCTCATCTGATGATCTTTTGATTGCTAAAAAAATGCTTGACCAAGTTGTTGAAGCTGATGAAGGAGTTGATAAATGACTGATAAATCAGAATTTATTAAAGCGGGTATATCATACAACGAATTATTAGAAGAACTACAAGATAAATTTAGCCTAAGTGATTGGTCCGCAAGACAGATCGTTTCGATTGTTGTTAATTGGCTGGAGGAAGTTAATGACTGATTGGAGAGATATTGTAGAATTTAATAGAGACTGCAATAAATGGGAAGCAATTCTCAAGGGTCATTGCTGTACCACAGAAGAACAGAAAGTTATTTCAGACTGTTTCACAAGAATGAAAGATAGATTTGAAACAACAAGGCTGCGAATGGCAGAGCTTAATACTACATTAGGAGTTGATAAATGACTGATAAATCAGAAAAAAAACCAGACGGATATATTGACATTCCCCATTTAAATGCTAAAATACCATTCTGGAATGTGCCGCCAGTAAGTCTAATGGATGTAAATCCTATCTATATTTCAAAAGAAGATAGGGAAAAACTATTAAAGTCAAGGGCAGATATGTACGATCATTGGAATGAGTGGGGTGGAAAATGAAAGACTTTAAAACAATACGAAGAGGGTCAGAATACATTTGTTTCTTTTGCGAAGATGAACTTTCTATTGGTGATTTTGTATATGGAAATCACACAGATCGAGATCCGGCCACTTGCCGTAGTTTTAAGAATCGTCGCGTTACTGACGAGCTATTGGGTATTTCTTTAGTGGATGTTGTTGTTATTGACATGACTAAAGAACATCTTAAAACCTATATTCCACAAGTATCAACAGGGATGAAGATCAATATTCTGTGGGAGGGAGAAATCAGGATGTATCTTAAACCACAAAGAATACCAAAAGGTCAGCCTTTATACGTTTCTAAAAAGGGCAAAGTTACTTGGAGAAAACACGGTCCTTGTATTGGAGAGGCGTCTTCTAATCAGGATGAAGATGGGTTTATAAAAATTAAAGTATTTATTCGATAGGAGTTGATAAATGAGAGATGGTCATAAATTAATTGAAAAAATGCGTGAGGAAAATAATCTAACTTTCTGGTCTACGCCTCACTTGGTATCGTACCTATTGAAGCAAGATCCAGAAAGAAGTGTTGTTTTATTTGACCCGCAAGTTGAAGAATATCCTTTTCAACTAAAAGGGTCTTTTTCTATTGCCGAAATAGAGGCTATGTTAATCTGTCAAGTCAATGACCGTGGATCAATGAGGGGTTGATAAATGAGTTCTGACGAACATAAACAAGATTGTCAAGATTGTAAACATTGTGTTGTAGTAGAAGATAGAAACTATGATTACACACCGTCTGCTAGTTGCTCAAAGGGTAATGAGGTTATAGAATTAGACATCAACGATTTTGCACCAAAAGAATATTGCAAAGATTTTGAAGAAGGCGAACCCACGTATTATTAGGAGTTGATAAATGACTGACAAGTCAGAATATGCACTAAAAGACATGACAATAAAAACAGCATTTGATGAAGAATATCCTACATCATTTTACTTTATCCCAAGTGGTTTTAAAGGCAGGACGATTCTTGTAACAGAAGATCCATACGAGGGTGCAATCTGTAAAACAATTAGTGATAAAGAAAAAGAAAAGTTGATGATACAATTAGGAGTTGATAAATGACTGACCATTGTACCGCTATATCATCAGTGGATCAGGATGGTTATGTTAAGGTTGTAGTTAATAAACTATATGGAAAAAGATATGAAATTTCGCAGAATCAGAGTTGATCCACAGCCCGGACAAAATTATCCACATCCACAAGGAACTGCGTGTATTGGTATCCATGCTCTAGAATCAGACAGGTGGATGACACTCGAAGAAATTATGCAGGCTCACCATAAATATTGTGAAGATCAAAATATAGGTGACGTTCCACCAACTTGGGGCGAGCTAATTAGAGATCTCGGACTCTTTATTTGTTTTCATATGGTAGAAGTGGATGCAGAAAGAAACAAGGCACTTGATGAACTTACTGAACAAGCACAAGAATTAAATATGGGATATTAGGAGTTGATAAATGAGTGATAAAACAAAATATCGAAGTAACTGGCGACCAGCAGCCATTCCATATTTGTATCCTCCATATCCCATACGGACACTATCAGAAGTTACTGACTGTGAACATAAAGATGCTCAATTTCAGGGTATGTATTCTCTAGTTGGTCACTACCATTGCCCTGATTGTAAATCAAGGTTCTGTCCACAAGAATTTCAAAAATATCGTGAAGGAGTTGATAAAGAGGAACTGTAATGGATAGAGGCGAACGCGAATATCAAGAAGCAGAAGAATATATGAACGAGTGCTATTCAATCCGTACTGATGAAATACAGCTTATGGTTGATTTCAGACAGGAGAAGCTGGATGAGATAGCTAAATTGTTTATCGAGAAAACCAAAAATAGAAACCCTCATCGTTGCAGAAAAAAGGGTGGATACAAGAAGTGGGAACATGAAATGATGGAACTTTGTGGGTATAAATATATCGAAGGGGAAGGATGGGTGACTATTGTATGAGAGAATTTAAATTTAGGGCTTGGCACAAAAGAAAAGCCTGTTGGATTTCCGACGAAGTGTGGCTAAATCATAATGGCATCTTAGACTGGTATGACACAAGTACATTCGACAGACCACACCTAAATAACGATGATGTTGTGACACAACAATACACCGGACTCAAAGATAAAAATGGTAAGGATATTTATGAAGGCGATTTGCTAACACATCGAAGTTTTACAACCATCTACCTTGTAGATTTTAATAATGAAAACTATGGGTATGTAATGGGATGGAATCTACTTGATTATGGCTATTTCAAAGATGGTATATTTAGTGAGTGTGAGAAAGTTGAATATTCAAATAGCAATACAGTAAATTATCCTGTATCTGAATACTACTACGGTCAATGCCCAACTAATAATGAAATCGACGGGCTTGATCCATACTACGAAGTAGTAGGAAATATCTTTGAAGGAGTTGATAAATGAGTGACAAGTCAGAAAAAAAACCAGACGGATATATTGACATTTTTAACTACAAGAAAGAAAAATCATGAATAGACGACACTTTTTACAACATGTTGGTGGACTTGCTTCTCTTGCTTCCACATCGCTTTCCTTTGGTCAAACCATTATTCAAAACTCATCTCAACTTCGTAATGACCGTAAGGGAGCGATTTTGATTTGGCTGGGAGGCGGTCCACCAACTATTGACATGTGGGATTTGAAACCCGGAACTAAAGAAGGCGGTCCTCATATGCCGATCAATACAGCAGGGGATTTCCAGATTAGTGAACTCATGCCCGAACTGGCAAAACTTGGAAAAGATTTCTCTGTTGTAAGAAGTATGTCCACTCGTGAAGCTGACCATATGCGAGGGACATACTATATGCATACAGGATTTAAGCCTAGTTCTACAGTTGCTCATCCATCTTTGGGATCTGTAGTATCTTATGAACTTGGCAGAAACAGGGAAGATCTTGAGATTCCGGCATTCTTTTCTGTAGGCACAGGAAGTGTTGGAGGCGGATTCTTAGGAACTGCTTACAATCCTTTTGTAGTAAATGCTAATGGTCAAATTAATAATTTGGGAGGAAATCTAAGCAGAGGTCGTCTAGAGTTCCTTTCTACTTTAGAGAAAGATTTTATTGATTCTAATCGTGGAGAACTTCCTACAGACCATAAGAAACTTTACGAGAAAACCATTAAACTAAATACTTCCCCGCAAATGAATGCGTTGAAAGTTAATATGGAGCCTCAAGAAGTAAGAAACGCATATGGAACTACTGGTTTTGGCAACAGTGCATTGATCGCTCGTCGTCTTCTACAGCAAGGAGTTCCATTTGTTGAGATTGGATTTGGAGGATGGGATCTTCATCAAACAACTCATGATACCCTTAGTACTAAACTTCCCGAATTAGATAAAGTAGTATCAACCCTTATTCTTGACCTAAAGAGGCTTGACATGTGGGATACAACTGCTATAGTAATGATGGGAGAGTTTGGTAGAACTCCGCGAATTAATCAGAATGCTGGTCGTGACCATTGGGCAGCGACATGGAGTGCATTCGTATCTGGAGGTCTATTCAAAGGCGGTCGAGCTATTGGTGCAACAACTGAGGATGGAAAGATGATTGATGGTCTAGCGTATACCGCAGAAGATCTCATGGCTAGTACAGTTGCAGCACTTGGTATTGATGTTAATACTATCTATACAAGTAAAAGAGGAAGACCTATGAAGATCGCAAATAGCGGAAAAATAATTGAGGGATTAGTATGACTCTAATATCTTTAGTTGTTCCAACTATATGTTATCTGATAACTGGTATATCTTTCTTTATGAAAAAGGACTATCCGCATGGACTGATATTCTCGTCTTATGCGGTTGCCAATTTTGGCTTCATTTGGTATGAAATCAGCAAAGGATCTTGATGTATGAATACTGTGGAACTTATTGGTTATTATGGATCTGACGAAGTAATCGCCTGCTCAGCATGGACATCTACAAGCCGCGAACTAACGGACGATAAGCGTCAGCGAGTTGGTAAACTTATAGACATGTTATGGAGTAACGGTCATGAAACCCCGTTTGAAAAAGGAGTTGTTCATTTTTTGGTTAATACAGATATCGCTAGTCACATTCATCTTCTTAAACATCGTATTAGCAGTCTTAACGCCGAGTCTGCTAGATATAAGGAATTGAAGGAAGATAAGTATTACCTGCCGGAAGATTGGAAAGATATTAAAGTTGCGGCTGGAACTCAACTTGACCCCAATAATATTAACAGCAAACACCCCGGCACTGGTAGTCTTACTTGGGCTAAATTGCTAGAGTTTTATACCGATATGGGGAATTTGCTATACCATCAGTGTTTGGAACAAACTGAACCAGTATTGGGACGCAAGCGAGCAAAAGAGTCAGCACGATTCTTCAAGACTTACAATAGTCAGATTCAAGCTGATGTAATGTTTAACATGAGATCCTTTGCCAACTTCCAGAAACTTCGTAATTCTGAACATGCTCAACTTGAAATCCGCGAAATTGCTGCTATGATGTTGGAGCAGGTACAAAACATTGAAGGAAATCCGTTTAAGTTTACTTTGGAATCAATCAGGAAGGAAAAAGATAATGGCTAAATCGAGAAGTTTATCAAAGAAACGTCATGAAGTTGGTCGAACTATTGCAGGACCATCACCCTTTGGTTCTCATGCAGAAATGGTGGTAGATCATTTAAGTTTAGGCTTGACATTGGACGATAATCAGGTATTATGCAAGGATGGCGATAGACATTACATAACCACAAGGGACCGACTCGATAATGGACTTGCCGATCCCCGTCGCTATTCAGGAAAGAAAGTAGAAATAAATGTACAACTACAGAGCGAGAGTTGATAAATTTGTAGATGGTGATACAATCGACTTTACTGTTGATCTAGGATTTGGAATCACTATGAAGTTGCGTGGCAGGTTAATCAATGTTGATACACCTGAACGTGGACATCCAGACTGGTCTAAAGCAACAGATGAATGTAGAAGGCTAGTGAGGACAGTTGCCGACATTATAAATGAATCTAATTTAGATAATGAAGAATGGTGGGTTACTATCAATACTACCAAGACAGAAAAGTATGGACGATGGTTGGTTAATATTGTTGGAGTAAACGATAAGCTCGCAGAAATTTGGCCTTATGATAGATAGGAAATAAAAATGAACTATAGAAAATCAGCACTGTTTGCAATGGCAATGAAGGCACAGACAGATAAAGCTGAGGCGTTAGCTAGCCTTGCTGTTTTATTGGACCATCCTGCTGGAATTGGAGATCATTCAACAAAAGATCTTCATGAAAATTTACACAGTGCATTGTCTAAACTAGCAGATGCAGATGATAGATTGCAGGCATTAAACAGATATTTTCCAGAACTTGAAGATTTTCCTCCAGCCAACACTTGAAAATAACGATAAGGAGTGTACAATGAAATTCATTGATCCAATTCCGCCACAAGTAGATGCATGTGATTACTGCGGCACTTTTCGTCGAATTTTATTTGCAATGGGAAACAGTATGGAAGAATATAAAAATGTTTGTCATGACTGTATTATGGACGCGGTTGAAGAAGATGAATGCTATAGTTACTATCCTTATACGCTATCAGATGTGGAATGGTGGGAAGAAATTGAGGCAAAGTATTCTCAATACGACAAGGATGTTTTAGAGGGTTTTGAATGGGAATGGTTAAGTGGTGAGGAATTTTGATTTTATTAATCTTTGGAGGTATTTTATGAAGAAACTTATTACTGCTACGATTTTGCTGTTTAGTTCATGTAGTTTTCTTGCAGCAGACGACTGCTGCGTTCCAAGAACTGTAGTACACGGACGTACAATGCATTTCCATTATGTTACCCCGTGTGAGGTATTGCGTGGAACTGCGTGTTATATTGGAGGGGTGGGACATCGCGTATTGCATGGAGTTGGTGCAGTTATTGCCGCACCATTTACAACGCCATACAATGTTCCAGTATACAGAAAAACATATCGTTATGTTCCGCCAAGATTTATTCCGGGCAGAATGTATGAGGTACAGCAAGTTCTTCCAGCCCCTGTCCCGCCAGCATCAGAATACGATCCGGTTCCAGTTCCATCTCCAGATCCTATTTCGACGCCAACAGCATATTTGCTAAAGTCCTGATTCTGTAAGAATTTTCCCATCATTCCCCTTGACTCTCTGGTAGGTTATGCTAAACTTAGTCTATCAGAGAGTTTTTTATTCTCTTAGCTCAGTTGGTAGAGCAACGGACTTTTAATCCGTAGGTCGTGGGTTCGAGTCTCACAGGGAACACTAATTTTTTTTATTACTTGTTGAGGAATTTAAAATGAATTTAGAAGATCATCTGAGTATTCTTTACAGAGAAAATTTTCAACTTGCCAAGAAAGAATTTGAAAACGAAAACGCTCTTGGCACTCGATGCAGAGAAGCATATCATGCGTATGCTATGGAATGGACTCTTGAAGATGCAGAAAAACTGATTTCTGATTTTCTTGAAGAAAAGTTTCAAGACATCTATTGACAATGCCGATAATCATCGTACAATCAAGCCGTACAAACAACCAACCACTTTTTTGAAGGACGATTGACATGAAGATTGAAAATGCACCACAGGACGTTACTGTTCACGGCGACTTTGCCACATCTGACTTTGCAGTTGGCGATCTCGCATTCATTGTAGACATGTTTGCTGATAAGGTTTATTCGCACAAAGAACGTGCTGTTATCCGCGAACTGGCTTGTAATGCTCATGACTCACATGTTATGGCAGGTACTACAGACATTCCATTTGATGTGCATCTGCCAACATCACTTGAGCCATTCTTTTCTATCCGCGATTATGGAACAGGTCTTGATGATTGTGAAGTCCGCACTATCTTTGCTGGTATTGGAATCTCCACAAAGCGTGATTCTAATGAAGTGATTGGATGTTTTGGTATTGGATCTCTATCTCCATACAGCATGACTGATAGTTTTACCGTTAAAAGTTACAAGGATGGCATTTGCCGTACCTACAATTGTTATCGTGATGAGGCTCGCAAGCCGGTCGTTGCTCTGTTAGCAGAATGTGAAACAGACGAGGCTAATGGTCTTGAAGTTAGTCTGTCTGTAAATGGCAGGGTTTGTCAGTTCGAGGCTGAAGCAGAGAACGTCTTCCGCTTTTGGCAGGGAACTATTCCAAATATTAATAACGTGCATGTTGTTTCACGATGCAAGCAGCAACGTGATGCTTATATCTTCCAGTCAGATGATTTTGGCCTGACTGGCGGCTATGGCGATATGTATGCAATTATGGGTAATATTTCTTACAGAATTCCTTATGAATTGTGCGACATCCACGCTGGTGGGTACTTAAAGTTTGAACTTGGCGAATTAGATTTTGATACTGCTCGTGAAAATCTGTCAATGACAGATAAGGTCAGGGCTGCTGTTAAGGCAAAATTTGAACTTGTTAGAGCACAACTTCATGATCTGGTAACGCAGAAGATTGAAGCTGAGCCTACTCCATTCAAGCGAGCGATCATGTCTCAACGTTTGAACTCTGGGAGTATTGGCAACAATGCTAAGATTAGGATGGCGGATTATACGCTGCCACCTACATCAGAAGCTATGGAAGTATTCACGACTAATCATCGTCGTACTACAGAGAAGATCGAAACAACAAATCTTCCTCTTGGTAATAATGTTGAATACTATGAATATAAGCCTCGTATGACTCAGCGTGTGAGGAATTATGTTAAGGATACAGGATGTAAAGTAGTTCTGCTGACTCCGCAGCAGATTTCTGAGTGTAAGATTGACACTGATGTTTTGCTGGATCTTGATGACCTGCCAAAAATTGAACGTTCCTACGTCCGTAGCAGCGGTCCTGTAGTTAAGACATTTGCATTTAGCTATAGCGAACGTTGTCATGGTAAGAAGTCTGATCACTGGAATGCTATTGATGTTGATACAGAATCTGAAGAACTCGTATACGTTGAGATCAATCGTTGGGAAATTCAGAGCTACAGCGTCATTAGCAGAGATGCATGGCAGCTTAATGACTCTATCAAGACATTGAAAGCGAACGGAATCAACGTGCCAACAGTACATGGATTGAAGTCCGCTTACATTAAAAGCAAGGCATTCTCTTCAAGTAACTGGATTCATATTGACGACTACGTTAAGCGTGAAGTAGCAAAAAATGCTCCTAATGGGGTATACATCTACAGCAGTACTGACTTTGACAGGATGCAAGAACTTCACAATAAAATTGAGAGTCCAGAGTTGACAGAGTGGAAAGAGTATGTTAATATGATTCCTGAGAGGAACATCGCCACCATCGCTAAGAGAATTGGTATCGAAGTTAAGGAAGATACAATCTTCCAAGAATGGATGGATGCTTTTTTCAAGAAGTATCCGCTGGTTCAATTGGTTGATTCCTACAAGATTGGCAGGAATCCGGAAGCATTCGCACCCTATATTGGAGGTACTGTACGATGACAACAATGGTAAGAACCCCACGACCTATTCCAGTAAAGGAAGAAGTTATGCCTCAAAAGAAATCTCCAAGTATCCCAGAAGAACTTCTATTGGAGTTCGTTGGTAATATTCCGAACCTTTTCAAAATTGACCAGCATCATATCTGGAATAATCGCTATCGAATTAACGTATGGACGCAAGAATGGGCTGAAGGTCGTTTTTGCCCAACAAATAGAATCGCCAAGTCTTTCTATCTTTTATATGAAGATGGGAAAATTTTTGACAAAACTATCAAGAAGCGTATTGACATTGACGATAAGTAAGTTATAATGAACTGGTATCTTATTTTCACTTTGACAGGAGTTTTGAATTATGTTGACGCACATTAAGAGTAATGACAATCATTGGACTGTAGTTTTAAATGGTCAGCCACACCAGTTTGACCATACACATCCTCACTACACAGATCTTGTATCATGCGTTCATTCAGATGATTCAGATAAGTTTGTAGAACTGCTCCAATCTGGCAATGAAATTGAGGATTGGTCAGAGGGCGACTTTGAGTTTCGCAATGGCTTCTTGTATTTTGAAGATGAGCAGATTGCTACTCAGCCAACTAATCGTATCGTAGAATTAATTCGTCAAGGATTTCCCCACCAGCCCATGCTTAACTATCTAACAAATCTTTATGATAATGTTAGTGAGCGTGCTGTTCAAGAATCTTATACTTGGTCGAGCCATAAGGGTTTGCCAATTACTGACGACGGTATGATGGTAGGCTACAAGGGTGTACGTGCTCATGCTGGCGATCCCATCACTGTTAAGAACGGTGAAGTTAAAGAAGGTGATCTCGTAGACATCTACACTGGCAAGACATTCCGTAATAATGTCGGAGATAAGTGCGTTATGAAACGCCGCCAAGTTTGTGACGATCATACTAAGGGATGCGATTCTGGTCTGCACGTTGGTACTTATGAGTACGCATCAGATTGGGCTGGTCCAACTGGTGTAGTTGTTCTGGTTAAATTTAATCCAAAGGATATTGTAAGCGTTCCATCTGACTGTGAATGTCAGAAGATGCGAGTTAGTGAGTATGAAGTTATCGCCATTGCTCGTGAGCAGCTTCAAGAAGCCGTATACGAGTATGAGGACGATGGAGAAACATACGATTATGATGATACAGCAGAGACAGAGGAAGATTACTATGAAGAAGATGTGAACTTCTAATCGTGGTTGGTTAGACGAGATCGAAAGTCGGATGCCTTGAGCTATTAGACAGATGGACAACACTAGACTCGCGGGTGAAAATCCCGCTCGATCTCTTTCTTATTTTCTTAGGAGATAATTATAATGAGCACAGAAATTGATTGGGAGCGAGAGCAGGTAATTAAGGCAATTGACTTTTTAGAAAACCAATTAAGAAATACCAGCGATCATTTTCAAAAAAAGGAAGTCATTCAAAATATTGGCAATCTGAAGAAAAGACTTCTCGAACTAACTGCAAAAGTATTTAACTGACTATATACAATAAGGAAGCCATGCTGTTCCTACTAAGAGTTCGCATCCTTCAAAGCGGATGGGCTAGGAATCATCAGGACACTAACCACTACAACGGGGATGTAGCTCAGTGGTAAGAGTAGTGTTCTTATAAAGCATTGGTCGTGGGTTCGATTCCCACCATCCCTACTTACGCTCGTGTAGCATAACGGATAATGCAGCAGGTTTCTACCCTGCGGATTGTGGGTTCGAATCCTACCGCGAGCATTAACTCGACATGGCGGAATAGGCAGACGCACCGGACTTAAAATCCGGTTCCTGTAGTGGGAGTGAGGGTTCAAGTCCCTCTGTCGAGATTTTTCTTCAAGAACCTATTGACATAAGCCGATAGTATGTTATAATCAAGACATACTCATTGGCTTTCTTTTTTTGGAGGTGAACTATGAACATTTTTGTACTCTCTTATGACCCCGTAGAAGCGGCAGAGATGCACTGTGACAAGCACTGCGTAAAGATGGTGGTAGAACTATATCAGCAGCTTGGATCGGCTCTACGGCGACATGGTGCGACTGACAGCCAAATGCCACTCACTCAGTCAGGCAAGCCACTTCGCGGCGGCTATCATCACCATCCTTGCACTCAATGGTGCGGTGATTCACGCAGCAATTTTGAATGGGCGGCGTGTCACGCCATTGCCTTAGCAGAAGAATATACTGAGCGATACGGCAAGGAACATGCTTGTAGTGCCGGTATACGGCAGATGGCAACGATGTCCGACATGATTCCAGAAGGCAATATGACTCCTTTTGCTCAAGCCATGCCAGATGAATATCGCAACGCCTCAGCAGTTGTTGCATATCGTGACTACTATTTTTACGATAAACGAGAAAACATTCAATGCGAATGGAACAAGAGACGACCTGCACCAGACTGGTGGAACTCAATGTTAGTTATGGACGAGCTTGTGAGGCAGGCACAACAATTAAACATGGACAAAAATGATCTAAACAACTATAAATATTCTAAGGAGATGGTATGAGTGATAGATTTGAACTGGAAACGGAACTAAATAGAATATTGGCAACTATAGATGATCTACGACTTGTTGCTAAAAATCCCGATCCTGATTTAATCATAGCTATTGCCAATTTGCTAGATAGAAAATACGAGGCAATATTTGATTGTTTTTGCAGGACATTTAAGCTGGATGACTATGCTGAAGAAAGGACTGAAGAAGCAGTAAATAAAACTTTTAGAGACCTGCAAAGAACTAAGAAAGTATTAAAGGAGCTTTGGACAGTAGGCCAGTTTATTCCTGAGCCATTAGCACAACAAATTGAGGAGATTCTAAATGACGCTTGAAGAACTAAAAGATTACTTGATTTCTGAAATCGAAACACTTGAAGAACAAAACGAAAGTTCTCGTAAGCACGAGGATTGGATCACTCTTGTTAAGGGTGAAACTGTTCAATGGCATTGTAAGTTTATCTTAGAATTGCTTGAAAAAGGAATGGAGTGATTTATGTACTGCATTGGAAATTGTTACTGCTGGGCCTTGATACTTAGATTATTTTATGGAGGCAAGATCTTTGTTTACAGTAGTGAACTTGGACCAAAGGGCAAAGATATCAAGCATTACATGCTAAGAGATAGGAATGGGAAGATTCGACATTTTAAGAGAGTGTTTGATATTTTTCCACCACCATTATGCTTCCTATGTTTTATAGGAAAAATCGAGTCATCAGGTAAAAGAAGGAGGGTAGCATGAGTCGCAGGTTTGACCATAGAGATGTAAATACTTTCAAGAAGGATATTTACTTTAGCACGCAGATAGAAAAGTATTTCTTTAATAAGTGGATGGATATATGTCAACCACTTGACTATATCAATGTAACTAATCCCAGAGACAATGGAGTAGATAATGAAGGTGCGTTTATTGCTAAAGGAAATACTGCTGGTGCTGACTACATGGTTGACCTGTCCTATCATTCATTGGATATTTCTGACATGCCTTTAGAAATTAAATGGGTTCCAACATTTGGAAAACTCACCCTAAAGGTTGCAGATCTAAAATCATATATTAAGGAAAATGCCGGAATCTTATTTATCTATCCGTCAGAAAAAACGATGGACTTGAAAAAGCCTAAAGATTATAACTTGACAAGACATATTGCTAAGATAGAATCTATATCAGATATTCTAAGATGGAGCCTAATGTCTCCCGGACAAGTACGATATTTTTTGGAATATGCTGAAGACAACAACAAGATTGAGTCGATATATTACATGGGAAATAAACCCGGAATCATTCTGAAGCAAGAAAGGTTTATTGACTGGTTCACAGAGGAGAAGTGGTCATAGCTAATTCATGGAGTATACTTTGCTGGAGGGTCATCTTTTAACCATTCAGTGGAGCACAAGTCATGAAGTTTTTCCTGCACTTGGGATTCATCTTGTGGATTACTTTTGTTGGCATATTTGATACGGTAATTACGTACTTAACAAGAAGTACAATTGTAGTTTTAGAAAAAAATCCAATATCACTATTCCTCATTACCACATTTGGATTAAGTTTTTTCCTGTCAATTAAATTGATACTAACATGCTTAGTAGCCTGCCTTTTGTTTTACATGGCTCTTGCCAGAAAAAATAAGCCTTGGCTTCCTAAAAAGGTTTTAAGCTACATTGATATAATAATTATAATAATATTCATATTCCAGACATGGCTGTTCTATTATCTAAATTGGAGCGGTGGAGAGTTATTTGAAATTGATTCTGTTGTTTGGAGAATGTTTATTGATTTCTGGAAAGATTTAATAAAATGATCAAAACAATAATTGATGAGTTTATATTAAAAACTTCTGATGACAAATTAACAGTTCAAGGACCAAGTGGAAAAAGCAAACAGATTCCTATTGACAAGTTCTTAGAAAGTGGTATGATCATACTTCCAAAGAAGCTGTATGATAAAATTAGGACAAACTTAAAAGCAGCAAATCAATACGATAAATTTATGGATAAAATATATGACAGTTATCAGTGAAAAATCTTGGATCGTTACTTATAAATATTTAATGGGAAAGATTAATTATACTCAACTACATTTCCTTCTAACAATGGAAGGATTAACTGAAGATGAAATGGACGAGATTGTAGAAAAAGCCGCTTTGTACTACTCTCATGCTATGAAAATAAGAGTGATAGGATCTTGGATAATTCTATCCTTAATAGCATTTGGATCACTCGCGATTGGCTACGTATTTCTTTAAGGGGTAAATTACTATGGTTGTCTATGTTTTAGTTGAATATATGATGCCCGATGCTAAGAAGGATGGATCTGTGGCCCTTCTTGGCGTTTTTGATAATGAGGAACTGGCAGAACAGCATAGAGAAGAATTGACAAATGATGAAGATGAAGATATCGTTTTCTATGAGATACTTGAATATCAGATGAATATTTTACAAGAACCAGAAGAAGAACAAGATATATCAGATGATCTTCAAGAACTAATGAAGAAAGAGATTATTGATTATACTATTGGTGAAGACGGTGAGTTTTATTTTCATCTAACAGATAAGGGAAAAGAAATTGTTAGAGGAAAAAGAGATACGGAGGATTAATTAATACCTTGTGGTGTAATCGGTAGCACAGCAGATTTTGGTTCTGCTAGTTGGGGTTCAAGTCCCTGCGAGGTAATGTAATGCCGGAGTGGTGAAATGGCAGACACGCTAGATTTAGGATCTAGTGCCGCAAGGCGTGCAGGTTCAAGTCCTGTCTCCGGTAATCCGAAATAGCTCAATGGTAGAGCAATCGGCTGTTAACCGATGGGTTATAGGTTCGAGTCCTATTTTCGGAGCTTCCGGTTCGCCGGAATAAACATGTAGACGTTGTTAGTGAAACAACACAGGACGCGAGTTCGATTCTCGCCGCCTCCACCAGAAGCACACTAGGATGTTGAATACGGTCTATGTGAGGTTCAAATCCTCCTAGATGTAACCACGTACTCAAAGCATCTAGTTGACGGACTACTTATGACGGTAAGATAGTGTGTTTCTGACGGGGGCGTAATGGTATCGACTGGTTGCGTAGGTGATGACTGCATGTGCTGGTTTGTCGAAGGGCCAGCTAAAAAATCGACAGACAATAACTGCAAAACCTAGTTTTGCGTTGGCTGCTTAGGCAGTCACGGGGGGTTGCCCGCCCTTGCTATCCAAACGGGCATTTTTTCCTTTCACTGGAGATTATAGCTATGGAAGAATATATTAAAATCCAAAAGGAAGCAACTAAGTGGGATAAAATTTTCTTCAGAGAAGCAATTCTTTGGAGTTTTAACAGTCATGATAGTCAAACTAAATGTGGATGCGTCCTTGTAAAAGATAAAACTTCATTATCTACAGGATATAATGGATTCATCAGGGATATTGATGATACTATACTACCAAGGGTTAGACCTCAAAAATATCCTTTCATGATTCACGCAGAGGCTAATGCTATTTACAATTGTTCAAGACTTGGTAGAAGTACTCTAGGAGCTACAGCATATATAACAGCAATACCATGTCTTGACTGTCTGCAAATGATATATCAATGCGGAATAAGTGAAATCAAATTCACAGATGCATCAAATCCTAAAATGGATATCTATTCTGAAAATTATTCGCAGATTTTAAGGCTAATCAAGGATAAAATATCTATAGTCTACATACCTAAAAAGTATGTTTTATTCGTTAGGGATATGGATGGAGATAAAGATGTTCAGGATCAGCAAAGATAAGACAAAAGTTCTTGATCATGAGAATAGAGTTGTTGGATGGATTAATAATGAAAGATTTATTCAATATGGATGCGACCCGCTTTATAGGACTGGTCTAAGTCCTGCGGATCTAGAGAAGATATCAGAGCTTATGCAAAGGAATAACGTGGGAACTTTTAGATGAAAACTCTAATTTTAAATGCCAATGCTCGGCCATTGTCTGTTGTATCAGGCAGAAGGGCCGTAATGTTGGATCTTAATAATTCCAATGTTACGGCTCTTTCTTATTATATTAACAGTATTACAACGATTAATGGCTCAATGCCAATTCCGGCGGTGATGATATATTCTAAGTACATTGTCATTAATAAAAAAACAGTTCCTACCAAAAGATCTATTAGACTTAGAGACAACAATAAGTGCGGCTATTGTGGAGTGAATTTATCTCCAGAAACATTTACGATAGATCATATTATTCCTGTTAGCAAGTTCCCAAATAAGGCAGCGGCAAACACTTGGGAAAATCAAGTATCATGCTGTAGAAAATGCAATACATCTAAGGGCGATAAAACCTTAGAGCAGGCACGCATGACTTTGCTAGTCAAGCCAAAACCATTTAGCAAAATGATCTTATGCGAATCCGTCCCGCATGAATGGTCCAAGTACATACAATGAATTTCATGGCGTATACTATAAGACAGGCTTTGATCTTGTGTTTTGCCTATACAGAAAAGTTGAGGGAGACTTGCCATGAAAAATTTTACACTGGGATTTCTATTGTCTGGATGCATTTGTTTAATTAGCTATATTGTCTGGGAAAATCATAGACATGTACCTGTAATTATTAAGCAGGTTCCTGTTCCAGTTGCTGTCCCACTGCAACAATCCTCACCATTCCCACCAAACTCAAACCTCGCCTTAATTCTGGAGAAAAACAATGATAACATTTGATTTTGGCAGAAGATCTTTCTTAAAGATTGGATCTATAAGTACAGCAATGTCAATAGCTGGATTTACAGACGCAGCCTTTCATCAGGATACAAATAGTAAGTCAGTGATCTGGATATGGCTTGGTGGAGGCCCAGCACAATTTGAAACATTCCATGCACCAACAGATACAGTTCCTGCCGAATGGCGACCTGTTGATGGATCTAATTATTGTGCATCAACTAACATTAATCTTGGTGCCAACTGGACAGAACTTGCTAAACATACAAGTAAGTTGAATGTCGTCAATTCATTTAGTCATGGAGACTCTGCTCATCTACAGGCTACTCACTTTATGATGACTGGACATTATAATAAAGAAAGAACACAAACCGCTATATCTAAAATGCCTTCATTTGGATCATTAGTTTCTGCTATTTACGGAGCTAATCATCCCGCCAATGGTATGCCATGTTATGTGAAACAAGGCAAAATTGATGGTGAAGATCCAGCATGGCTTGGTGGAGCTTATAAGCCTTTTGATCCATCAGCAAAGGATAATCTCTCTCCAAGAATTGAGATGGAGAGATTTAATAATAGACGAGAACTTCTAAATAGCATTGACAGTCTTGGTCAAAAAATCAATAGTAGATCAGCAAAATCTGTTGGATTTTATAAAGATCAAGCCTATAATGTTATATTAGGATCTGCAAAAGATGCATTTGATCTCAAGCAAGAATCTGATGACACTAGGAAAATCTATGGTTCAGAAAAAGCTAATGATATTGGCGAACAAATGATTTTAGCCAGAAGATTAGTTGAAAATGGAACCAAGTTTGTTACAATACACTATGGCGGATGGGATATGCATAACAATATCTCAGATGGCATTAAAAAGAGAGTACCTCCAATTGATAAAGCAATCTCTGGTCTTTTACAAGATTTGTGGGATCGTGGAATTAATGAAGAGGTATTAGTTGTTGTTACTGGAGAATTTGGAAGAACTAAGATCAATGCAACAGCAGGTCGTGACCATTGGCCTTCTATTACTCCGTTAATGATGGCTGGAGGCAAATACCAATCAGGAAGAACTATTGGCGAAGCCGATAGATCATATGTACCTAAGAGTGATAAGTTTGGACCGTTAGATTTACAGGCTACAATTTTTGACCACATGTTAATTGATGGAAGGCAGCAGCGATTTGATATGGCTGGTCGTCCAAGATATTTACTTGATGGCGAAGCTAAAATCATTTTATCGTAGGAGATTTTATGTTTAATGCTCATATTGGAAGACGTAGTTTATTTAAGGCTGGATTACTTAGTTTTATGGCTCCAAAGTTATTTGGGGATATTAAAAACTTTGAAAGCGTAGAAGGTCCAGCTAAGAGCGTAATCTTTATTTACCTTCCCGGAGGTATGGCTGCACAGGAGAGTTTTGACCCTAAGCCACTAGCACCTGTTGAATATAGAGGCCAAATGGCAAGTATTCAAACTAATGTTGCTGGAACTTTTCTTAATGAGAAGTTAGTTAAGACCGCTGGCGTTGCCGATAAGCTAACAATCATACGTAGTATGACTCATGGAGAGGCCGCACACGAGCGAGGAACGCATAATGTCTTTACTGGTTATAGACCAAGCCCAGCACTAAACTATCCGTCTATAGGGGCTGTGGTGACTCATGAGTTTGGTTCTAGAAATAACCTTCCGGCTTATATCTGCATTCCTAATCTGCCTAATGAATTTGCTGGAACTGGATATCTTAGCAGTTCTTATGGACCATTTAGCTTAGGCTCTGATCCAGCAAGAGATGACTTTAAGGTTAGAGACTTGGCAAGCGAAATTGGTCAGGCAAGATTTGCAAGACGACGTAGCACGTTAGATCTTGTAAATAAAAGTTTCATAGAAAAAGCTAAAGATGCAGATAATGTCAAGGCTATGAATACATTTTATGATAAAGCCTATGATCTTATCTCTAGCACAGAAGCACAGGAAGCCTTTAAATTAGAAAAAGAATCTCCTGAAGTCAGAGAGAGATATGGTAAGAACACTGCTGGAGCACGCATGTTGCTATCACGCAGACTCGTAGAAGCTGGAGCAAGATTTGTCACGATGACTTATGGCGGATGGGATATGCACGATAATATCGCCAATGGAATTAATAGTCAAATGCCAGCGTTCGATCAGGGTTTTGCTGCCCTAATTTCTGATCTATCAGAAAGAGGATTGCTTGACTCTACTTTAGTTTGTGTTGTTTCTGAATTTGGTAGAACACCTAAGATTAACAATACATCAGGAAGAGACCATTGGCCGCGAGTATTTAGCTCTGTATTAGCTGGTGGCGGAATCAAGGGTGGAATTACTTATGGAACATCTGATGCTACAGGATCTGAACCAGATCAAAATCCTGTAGAAATTCCTCATTGGGCAGGCACTATCTATCATCAAATGGGAATTAATCCAGACAAGGAATTAATGGCTCCGGGTGATAGACCAATTGAGATTGTTGACTTTGCTGAAGTTATTAAAGACATTATTGCTTAGGAGTTTTTAATGCTATACGAACGGTTACATCTAGCACTGCTAGAAGCGAGGGCTGCACAAAAAGTTACTGATTACTGGACTAAATTACTACCTAGTCCTCCGTCTGATACGAGCGAACAAACTAAACGTGAGCTAAGTCAAGTTAAGAAGATGGCGAACAATAGATCTCCAGAAGAATTAGAGTTAGTTAAAAGGATTGATGATGATCCTGCGGCAACTCTACGAGATGTTGTTAAGAAGCACGGACTGGAATATCCAAAAGCTGAATTTGATAAGGCATATAAGGTATTACAGCCTATTCTTTTAAAGCTAAAACGTCATTTTAAAAGGCCAAGACCATATGCTCTTGATAAATCAATCAAGTATGTACCATCAAAAACACATAAGTATATGGCTTATCCATCAGGACATGTAGCCTTTGCAGCATTGGCGGAAAAGATTCTATCAATGAAGTATCCGTCACATTCTGCTGAATTTAAATCTGCATTAAAAGATGTTGGCAGGGCGAGGATGCTAATGGGAGTTCATTATCCAAGTGATAACACGGCAGGTGAAAAATTAGTAGATAAACTTTGGCCCACTCTAAAAAAGGAACTCACATGAGAGCAGAAGACATAGATTATATTGTAGCATCAAAATCAGATGCAACATCAAATGATGACGTTAAGCAAGTAATTTTTGAAGACGCCTTTATGGCAGCAAGAGAATGTTATGGCAGATTAACATCTTATCACTGCCAGACTATGACGTACAATGAACTCTACTTTAGGTTCAATCGTTATATTAAGACTAAGGCAAATTTCACTAATCGTCCCGCCGGATTTATTCCTTCAGTTATCTGGTGGTGGATCGCTAAGGCTATTATCAACTGGATTATTAGCAGGATTATTGATCATATCATGAAACATGACCGAGAGTAGCTAAAAAACTGGATGAAGAATGAACTTTCTTCAATGGAATAAATACCGTCTGCACATCTAATTTGTCGCAGACGGTTTTTTCTTGGATATTGTAATTGTCTGGCGGTCTATCTCCGCTATTAAAGAACATAAACTTATAATTCTTGTTGTATTCAAAAATTGTTTCTTCTACTATTTTAGCAATAGTATTCGAAACGGAGCGATCCTTGTCAATCGACACATATACTGCATCAATAGATTTTATATTTTTCATAATATCATATCTATGATTCTCGTCCATAAATTTATTAGAGCCTTTTATCTGCACTTGAAGATCATTATTTACAATACAATTTAAAAAATCACACTGTTTTTTGGCGGCATTAATATATTCTAAATGACCACGATGTAGCGGATTAAAATATCCAGAAACTATACCAATTCTGTACATTAAACTTCTACTCCAGATATTCCCAAGTCTCTTTCTATTGGATAAGCATATGCTGTTATTGTGCCGTCAGGCTTTTTATCATTCACAAGAACTCTCGGACCAACAGGAAGTCCCATGACTAGCTGATCATAAAATATACCGGCTTCGCTTAACTGACGCTCTAGCGAGCTTCTAACACCTTCAGGTCTAGCGGTAGTAAGTACGATATAATAGTCTTTAGCACGCCATTCTAAAAATTTTTCATGCACTCCATAAATAACTTCTAGTTGCTCAGTTATCATTCTGCATAAATTTTTCTTATGAATGACAAGAGTTCCATCAATATCTAAAAAAATAGTTTTTCTTCTAATTCTTTCTTGTGTTTCTGTATTACTCATTTATAATTTTAGATCCTTCAAAGTCAATGTTAAAATCCACGTAATTTTGTTTATATTTTCTCCTAAACTCTTTCTTATTCACTTTATCAGATAATATGCCAAATATGAAACCTGCACCGCCAGATCCTAATAATTTTCCGCCAATCATACCATCTTCCGATAACTGTGAATAAAAATTGTTTATGCGGTCATTACTTATTAAGTTAGATATCTGTTTTTTATAGTTCCAAGATTTGTCGAGGAGCGATGCAATATTTTCAATGTTAGCCTCTTGAAATTGTTCATAAGCCAAATGTGATAATTCTTTAATCTTGTGCTTATGCTCTTGGGAAGAATTAATATTGTAAGATTTAGCAATTTTAAAAGAATGCCTTGTGCTGCCCGTATAAATTAGGATTGATCTTTCTAAGAAATTTTTCAAAAAATGCTCACAGATAGGCAATGGCTTGACATGAAAAAAGCCATTTTTTTCAATAGATATTGAGTTAATACCTCCATATGCAGACCAAATTTGATCCTGAATACCTCCAGTCTCCATCAGTATATTCCGTTCAACATTTATTGCTTGTTGGGATAGTTCTTTTTTAGTGACATATTTATTACTCAGTCTATGCAAGCAGTTTAATAAGCCAACAACAAATGCAGACGAAGATCCAGTTCCAGTTTGAGCCGGAAGATCCGCATTATGAGATAGCTCTATGCCATATCTGATAGATAAAAAGTCTAGACAGCCCCTAACTCCGTCATGGTTGATTTTTGAATTATTATTTACAATTTCAGTTTTTGAATATGATAATTTACTTTTGTAATCAAATATGGATGGAGTTTTTCTTACAGAAAGGTAGCAGTATTTATTAATAGCGAATCCGATTAATAAGGATTCGTGCTTAGAGAAATACGATTCATAATCGGTAGATCCTCCAAATAAAGATATTCTAAAAGGCGTTCTACTGATAATCATAATCAATAATTTCTACAACGAAGTTCGTCAGACTTTGACATTAATCTATAAAAGTTGACCATTTGATTAACGCCAAACCTCAAACTAACTGATGGTTTCCATCCTAAAGAGTACAGCTTTTGGCTACTAACTAAATAATCTCTTTTATCTGGATCGGTACGATTATCTTGAGTTACAAAATCTGAGCCAACAATTGAACATATTTCCTTAACTAAATTTTCTTTAGTTGTATTTAAAGAATCATTTCCTAAATTAAAAACTCCATGTATGTCTTCACTCTTTTTATATGTTATTTTATCAATAATAAAGTTAAAAGCTGAAACTATGTCATCTACATGAATATAGTTTCTCCTGAAGTGACCATCAAACAAGAATATTCTTCCAGTTTCTAATGCTGTTTTAGTTAAATTATTAACAAGAAGATCCGTTCTGGGGCGATAAGACCATCCAAATACTGTAGCTAAACGAAAACAGGTAGACTTTTCATAAGTCATCAATAAATTTTCAGAATCTTGTTTTGTTTTTGCGTAAAGTGATAAGGGATTAGATGGAGTTTCTTCTGTACAAATTTCTTCGCCGGTTGAGCCATAACCAGAGTTTGTATTTGGATAAATTATATGTTGATCTTTAAGATACGGCAATAGTTTAGAAAACCATTCAAAGTTGATTTTATATGTTAGCTCTGGATATTTGTCACATAGCGGAGCACCAACCAGTGCGGCAAGTGGAATAATAATATCTGCATTTTTTATAGCATCTTTTAAATTTTCAGACCAACTGGTAACGTCTTCAACAAAAAATTTTGATACACCAATAGAATTGCACGCCACTTTACTAACAAGCGTCCCCTGATCATAAAAAAGATTATCAAAACCTATAACATTGTGACCGCGTTTTACTAAAAAATCGAATAATTTACTTCCAATATATCCAGCGGCACCAGTAATAACTATTTTCATATTAGTTCTCTATTATTGCATGTAAAAAAATTAGATATAAGAATAGATAATTTTAAATATTTCACATTCTGCTTTTTTCACAGACTCAAGCCATTGATTGACAGAATTGGAGCCAATATAATCTGTAATATATTTATGACAAACAAAATTAACACCAAAATTATGACAGACATGAGCAATAGCAAAACTCTCCATATCTACGAGATCGGGTTTATCTAAATATAGATTTTCATTATCAACAAAAGAATCAGATGAACCAATAGTTAAACCATCTTTATTAAAGACATATCTTTCATTATTAAATGAATCATCTCCATCTAGATTTACAAAAGTACCGCACTTATGCATTCCAGAATAAGCCTCATTAAAACTTCCAGCGGTTCCTACATTAACAATCAAATCAAGATTATTACCCCATTGAGTGCATAGTTTAGTAGCCCACATAGCGGCGTTCGTTTTGCCAATTCCTGTAAAAATAACACTGTCTTCGACTATAGACGGACAATTTGGTAGCTCAAGTTCACTCGCTATTAAAAAAAATTTCATTCAAAAAATTCCTTCATAACTCTACAAATTCTTTGAATGTTTTCTTCATTCATATATCTATGAGTACCAATATGCAGTCCATTGTTCCCACACCACACAGCATTATTATATCCCTGTGGTTCGGATAAAACGTCTTTTAATGATGCATGACTGCCACAAAAACCAAAATTTCTTTTCCAGTGAATGTTATTAGAGGTCATCAGTTTTTCTAGTTCTCTACATGATTTTTTAGAATCTGGCTTTACTGTAATGCTAAAACCATGAGGCATAACTTCCATATAATCAGGCTGACTACTAAACCAAGCTAAATCTGCATATTGTTCAGAAAACTTTACAAGTTCAGTCCATATCGCTTTTCTTTCGGAAATATTTTGTTGAAATTCCTCAATAGCACCAAGAGCTAAAGATGCACAAAGGTCAGTTGTTTTAAAATTACTCCCAAATCTTATATGGTCAAAATACGCTGAATTAGGATGTCTGCCGTGAGATCTAATACTAATGAGCAGATCACGAAGATTTTCATCATCTGTATAAATACAAGAACCTTCACCGGCCTGAACAAGATGAGCCTGAAAAAATGAAGAACAACCTCCTATAGCATACTTATGGCTAAACTCTCCATTTATTTTACTACCATAGTTCTCACATGCGTCTTCAAACAATACTAAGTCATATTTTTTAGCAATAGTTCTAATCGCATCCATCTCAGATGGCCTACCCATAGTGCCTACAGCATAGATCGCAACGACATCATCATCAACAGCATCCTCAATTAATTCCTCATTTATATTTAAAGTTTCCGGCTTGATGTCCACCCATTTAGGAATCAATCCACCAGACACAATACCTGTAGTATTGGCTATAAAGGCTAAAGCTGGACATATTACTTTGCTTTTATTCCTAATAACAGGACGATTACATATTTCGGGCAATGCCATAGTCATTGCAGCTATTGACGAAGTGCCGCTACTTGTTGCTACTGCGTATTTTGTTCCCATCAATTCAGCAAATTTTTCTTCAAGTAGTTTAGTTTTTGGACCCATCGAGGCCCAATTAGTATCTAAACAATCTTGAACATGCTTTTTTGCCGAATTGTTAATTCTCAATTCACCGAATTCTATTCTTTTCATTTTTAATAAACCTTATAATTTTTTCTTTTGATGGAGGAAGATTGTCTAAGTGCTTTGCAAATCCTGAAGATCTTTCTTCCAGACCCATAGTTGATACCTTAGCTGATGATTCTAGCATTAGTTTTTGAGCAAGTGTTGAAGCTATTCCATCTGGAAAATCATCATCGAGAACAAGTCCGCGACCAGCAATATCAAGTGCTCTCGCCCAATTCTTATTTACATCAAATGGCTTTAAAACTTTTTGATGATAAACAGCAACCTTAATACCTTCTTTGAATAATTCCCTAGAAGCTTCCATTGCTGCAAATCGGCAAATAGAAATAGGAAACAATACAAAGTCAGGTTCATAAAAGTCTACATCTTCAAGTTCCTCTGTATTATTATATGCCCCTCGATGTTCAGAAACATAAAAAACATCGTCATCTTTCATGAAATCCTGATAACATTGCTCGTATTCTCCGGGAGTCATTGGCGAGTAGATTTTAACACCGGGCATTCTATGATAAAGAGAATGATGGGAGCTACCAGCTACTGGACCAATTGCCCCCTCCATAGCAATACTCCTCACAAAAATTGGGCACGGAATATTCCACATGTCCTTACTTTTACAGGCATAGTTTAATATACTAACGCAATTATACCAGTTAAAACCTTGATATCTTATGATATACATAGGTCTTCTTCCTGATAGACCAGCACCTGTAACAATTGCACCTCCTGCTACATCAGCCATAGAAAGTTCAACCATACCATCTTCTTCATACATTTCAGGTAGGGTTCCACCAACCCACCCAACGGCGGTTAGACACTGACCAAAAGCCAAACCTCCACCGTCTAGATGATTAGCTACGGTATTTTTTATAGTGTCTCTAAGCGTGATTGCCATAGTTTTTCAAACCTTTCAATGTCTTCCGATAAATCTTCATGCTTTAATAAATCTCTTGTTTCACCATCTGTTCCAGCACCTGCGTGCCAAAACATTCTGACGGTATTGATATTAAGTAATTTTGGAGCAGAAAAGTCCCATCCACCGAGGCAATTAAGTATGTCTGTAGGATTGTCAGTTATATTATAAGATTCAACGTTCATTGCTTGAGAGACATTACAAATATCCCAAGATCTTCTGATTTTCTTTTCTGTTAAAATGGAAAGGTTGTTGTCCTCAACCACAAACAGAATTGGAAGATTTTTTGTTGCTGCCCACCCGTATGCGGCTAGAGCATAGTCTTCCTCGCCTGCGGCATCCCCTACGAATACAACTGTGGGTTCGTTGGTGGCATAACAATACCCAACTCCAATAGGAACATTGCTTCCCATCAACCCATCGTGACCAAACATCTTAATTTCTGGACTATGTATAGATGCGGAACCTCCCATACCTTTCGCACATCCAGTTTCCAAACCAAGAAGTTCATCAATAAGCTGTGTAGGATCTCCACCAAATGACAAATAAGTAGAATGACCTCTATGTTGACCAAAGATAGCGGGTGTAATTCCTCGATCTTGAAAATATGTACTAATAGTCGCCGGGATCATTTCTTGACCAGCGGATAAGTAGACAGGGATTTTAATATTGCCAGCTTGTATTTGACTAAATGTGACAACCTCAAATGCTCTACACATTTTCGCCTTGTTCATGATTTCATTTAGCATGTTATAGCCAACCCCTCTATTTTCTCAGAGATTTCGAATTTTTCAAGCAACCGCTTCATGTTATCATAGCTAATAATATCTCCGGGTCCAGCGACACTATTACCTTCATAAGAGATAGATCCATTTGTTATCATGAAGTTATCAAAGTCCAGTTTTTTATTTAGTTCCGCAAACCAGACATAAGACACGCCTACAAAATCACCTTTCATATCCAGAGGTGTTACATCCACACCTTCCTCTCCCATTTTAATAGATCCCGCCCTGCCATAAGAATCCTCTAGTCTCACAATATCTTCTTTGTCTACTGGAGTTTCTATTTCAAGAAGTTGTAGTAAGTGAGGGGTCATTGACTTTGTCTGATGAAACACACCATGACGAATCATGATTTTTTCACCATGAAACAACTTGTGATCACTACCAAGAAAAGAAACCTTGGCAGCACCGTCTAAAACAACAAGACCAGTCTTCTTATTCGGATGGCTATGCAGAGATGTGTTTTGATAAGAATTAATAAACAAGTGCCATATAGCGACATCGTCATTCTTATACAAAAGATACTCATAACCCCAAGGTTTTTTTACAGATTCAACCATTGAATTTTTCCATTGCTACTCGCATCCATTCACCCATATCATCATAGTGGGCACATGACACAAGATTACCGTCTTCAACAACACCCCTTGAATACTCAGCACCAGCATTACGAATGTCTGGCTCAATTGAGTAATATCCTGAGCATTTTCTATCACGAAGAACATCTGCTGTTATTAAAAGCTGACCTCCATTACAAATACACATCGTAGGTTTGTCAAGCTCAAACCACCTCTTAACGAAATTTACAGCATTAGGCTCAAGACGTAACTTCTCAAGTGCTTTGACACCTCCGGGAATACAAAGCAAATCATAAGATTCTACATCAGAAACAAGCAAATCACTTGTAGTATAGTCTGAAACTACATGAGCACCCAAAATACCGAATATTCTTTCCTTTGTCCCATTAGCACAAACTTCTACATGATACCCATGCTCCTGTAAAGCATAAAATGGATATATGACTTCATGATCTTGAAATTTTTCAAACGTTAAAATTAATGCTTTTTTAGTTGTGTTACTCATTGCAGGATCTTTCTTTGTAATTTAATACTGGTCATTCTATGGATATTTTTACAGGCTTCTTCACCGTATTTATTTCTCATTCTATTCAGCACACCCGGATTCGTAAAATATGCGTCAAAGAAATAATCTCGAAACGCTAATACTTCTGCCGAGGTGAGAAATTCAGTACTATCTGGTATATGATTATAGCTTAGAAATCCAAACTCGCTATACTTTTCTGGCAAATATCTACCCTCTTTCTTAGCATTGAGATAAAGAGGACTTCCGGGTAATGCGGTAGAACAATACACGTTCATATTAGCTAAATCAAGTTCAAACGCAAGATTCATAGTTTGTTGCATAGTTTCATAATTATCTGTTGGCAGTCCAACAATGAAATTACCTCCCACACCAATATCATGTTTTACAATTTCATCAACAACTTCTCTAATGTTGACCTCTTTGAATCTACCCTTATCAATTTCTTGTCGAACGGTTTGATTGGCAGATTCAATTCCTAAAGCTAAATGACGAACGCCTGCTTTTCTAAGGGTCTCAAGATATTTAGGTTTTGCTGTGTCTACTCTACTATATGCCCAAATATTAAAATCTAATCCACGATCAATGATTAATTCACATAAAGTCATGAAATGCTTGGGACGATAGACAAACATTTCGTCGGCAATCTTAAGATGCTTAACACCCTTATCCGCTAGATACTCCAGTTGCTTTATCGTAAATTCTGGAGACCAGTATCTGAATACATTGAAGGAATCAGAAGCTAAATTAAAGTCATTAGAAGTTCGATTGATTGAGTTAATCATACAAAACGAACATTTAGCAAAACACCCCAAACTTGTATAAATACTTGCAAAGGGAGATGTATTACCTTTAAAGTTAGTATGCCAAGTGCTAGTTCTATAGTTGTCCAGACATGGCATTAAGTCATAAGCTACGCCGGGAAGGTCTTGCTCTAATAGATCTTGAGGAACAATTCTTTCTGGTGGATTGAGTTTTATTTCTCCATTATCTCTATAGGCTATTCCATTAACCCCGCTGATGTCTTTCAGATCTGTTTTTAAAAGATTCTTAAGAGCATAAACACCTTCGTTAGTAAATGCAATGTCTATTTCTGGGTGCTTCTCAAGAGTCTCTAGAGGTAGAGAATTTACGTGCGGTCCTACAAAAGCAATCTTTCTGTGGGCAATAATATTTGAGGCATAGGTTGCACCTTCCATAGCAGCAGTGGATGCGTTGGGGTTTTGCCCCGTCACCACAAACAATACAAGATCAGGATCAATTTGATCCACATCATCAATGAATTTAGACTCAGAAGGTCTTGTTATCTCCATGTCATATATCAGAACATTATGTTCTTTTCTAACAGCATTGGCTAAAAGTCCCGCCCAAATATTTGGTTCTCTAGCAGCAAAGTCAGTTTTAAGATCTTGATACAACCCGGCTGAGCTGGGACATACAATCAATAAATTCATGAGAATATACCTTCTTCTTTTTGCGACAAAAAGTCTCGTGCCGTAGCATCTCTATGAGACAAAATCACATAGTTAGTATCACACCATTCAGCATCTATAGTTGGATCATCGTATTTTACAGTCCATTGATCTTTTGGAGAAGTATAATACTCACTCCATTTATAGCTCATTATACATTGATCTGATAGACATTGATGAGCATTTAACTGTCCGGGTTCAACAAGAATAGAATCAACTTCTTTATTATTGGCATCCAGTAAATACCGGGTGGTTTTTTCTGTTTCTATATCAAAAGTCACAAACTGCATTATTCCGTAAATACAGGTAACTAATTTATAGGTTTTATCATCTCCATGAAATCCACGAATTGTTCCGTATCTAGATTGAGATATTTTATCTTGAACAAACTGAATATCATAATCGTAATCTGCAAATGTGGTGTAAAGAGAACCTCTATTGTCTATGTGTTTGATTTCTGTTATTATTTTTGTTGACATTGTAAACTCCAAGCTTGTTATTAGAGCTAAGATATATTATTAATAAATTCATTTATCTTCATTATATCACGATTCAAACATCTATTATCATATCTATTATAATGGCCTACTTGGCTACAAGACATTCCATAGTCAAATATAGATATTGGAACATCTTCATACTCAGCTAGGTTGGAGTTGAATATGATTTTTGAAAAAGCTATATCAGCACCCGGACCAGATACTTCCGAAGGCATATAAAAACCTAAAGCATTAAAAAGAATTCTACTTATTAAAGGGTAACAAGCAAACCTATGTTTTAAATGATCTTCCCAGTCAGCTTTAGCATTTCCAATAGCCCAATTTTCACTACATATTCCATAAAATAACTTGTGTTTATGTTTGAGTAAAAGACTTTGATAATCACCAGCATCTACAACTTCTACATCATCATTTAATGATAGTATAAAATCTCCATTACATTCTTTTGCTATCGGATTTATGTATCCTGAATGTCTATTCTTTTGTCTTGAGAATTCAAAGATATTTGCATTATGAGATAGTGCTATTTTTTTAGTATTATCATCATCTGAATCATATCCTACGCAAATTTCAACATCTGTCAAATATTCCTTTATAGAAGTGAGGCATCTATCAAAGCTATCATGCCTATCTCTACTAACAATTATTACAGATAACATATTATATCTCTTTTTTAATCGTGAAGTTGGTGCTATATAGACTCATAATTTATATCATTGTAATCTAACTCTGTTTTATTTGAGTAAAAATATTTCTTTATATTATCAATCAATTCCTGCTTGTATTTTGGCTTACCTTTATCGTAAGCGTCTTGATTATGCACCATTATATTTCCACATTCTTCATAACCCAAACCGCAAGAAATACAATTTGCATCTGTTATAAAATCCAAGGCATTTCTATTATATAGTAAATTATTCCAAGGGTTTCTGTAAACAGGTGAGAAATGAGGTTGGCTAGATGAAGGTCCATCAACCGCTTTATTATGGTGTGCCATTACATCCTTGACAATTACCCATTCTTTTTCGACACATGCATTTAAAAATGAAAATGTACTTTCTGTACAATACGCAGCAAAAACATCTGGTATTATCAAGCCAAAGGTATCAAGTATATCACGACTAAAAATTTGTGAATGTAAATTTATTCCTTTACCTAAAGGAATCTTAAAATCTTGATTTACAATCTGAGCCGTACTAGAGTTTTGTTTAAAGCCAAGAGGTTCAAACCCAGTATCTATATCTACTTGTAGAGAAACCATTGAGTTTGTAGACATACGTTCTTGCATCTGACTCAAAGATGTTTTATCTGTAAGTTCCACCCCGGAGTCTAAAAAGAAAAATCCATCATATTTGTTGTCTAAATCTTTTATTAATACCGTCTTATTAAAAGTTACATTTACAATGTATCTTTCTGGATAATGTATTATTCCTAGTGATTCTCCAAATCTACTTTTTAATGTTTCAAGACATGGTCGTGAATTCATACATGAAGATACTACTATGTCCGTTTCATAATCTTGATTAAATATACTTTCTATACATCTGGAATACCATTCTGTACGATCTTGATTTATACCACAGGTGTTATATACGGTTAATATTTTATTCACTTTGTTTTCTCCAAACAGGAAAAGTAAATACCTTCATGATATCCATCCCCTGCGGGCATGGTGTATTCACACAAGATGTTTAATTTTAAGTCTACTATAGATGATTGTACAGCATCAATAACTTCTGGTGACTTTTCTTTATCATAATCATCGACTATGTATATAAACTGGTCTTCCATGTTATGTATATACTTTGTTAGAGCATTGTATTGATCCTGCCAACCGTGAGGTCCATCAAAGGTGTATACATTAAATTTTTCATCACCAAGTAAGTTTTCTACCCAGCAGTCACTGTCGATAATTTTTACATCATTGGTTTCAATAATCGGTCCTATCCTAGACCAAAATGCTAATTTAGATTCACCATTATGCCAGTTTTGTGACCAATCATCTATACCCACTGCACGAATATTGTTTTGAAATAAAGCTGATGAAAAAATCCCGCCACGATATAAACCTATCTCAAGATACTTTATACCTTTGTTTGAACATATATTATTTACTATATTTCTAATATAATGTCCAGTCAAATCATCGTTATTCTTCCTTCCTCCATCTATTAGTTTAGATGATGACTGATCGACAATCGCATTATCTAGTATTTTTTTCATATCTTTTAAACCAGTCTAAAAACATTTGAGTCGGATCATAAAAGTAATTTCTTACATATGTATTAAAAAATTCTCTAGCATTATTCGAGTATTCTTTTATTTCATCATTAGTCATATTCATTATAGAGTCAAAAAAGATTTCATGGTTTTGTTTAAAATCATACTGAAAATAAAACTTTTTAGGAAACTCATAACCAAAACAGACGTTGTCGGACACAACTATTGGTATCCTGCCATGAAAACAAGATTCTAAAAATCTAACTGAGTCAACACCTGAACCGCGAGGACATAATGAAAATGTTCCAGATAATATAGTTTCGTTAAATATTCTGTGATGTGTTTTATCATTTGATGATCCTAACCATCTGTTATTTAATGTAATATTTGTATGATTTGGAAATCTTTTTTCTAATACACTTTTTAAAGATAGTCTTATATTGAATGGATCGTTCAATCCTATGAAAGAGAATTTTTTGTTATAATTTACATCGTTAGTAGTTTTTTTCTTTAACAAATTCATGAGATTTTTAGAAAAGGTTGGTCTTATAAACATCCTATCTAAATGAGGTTTGTAAGCATCTTTTAGACCATTGATCGTAAAAATACTTTTTTTAATATCTTCAGGAGCTAAGTCTTTATTAAGCCAATCTCCTTCTATATCACAAACATGTTTATTTGGATATTTTTGCAAAAATTTATACTGATTAAATTTTGGAATTTGCCCTTCAGAAAATTGACCCATATAAAATATGTCTGCATTGTCTGGACAGGTTGTTACATCAAAATGCTTTTTTATCCCTATATTGCTTAATGGTACAGTGTTTTCATACACTGGGTCTTGATCATGAGCATGTGGCTTAGCATCGTCATATATAAATATCTTATATTTTTTCATTCATAAAGTCCTTGAGTTTTTGAATGTCATCTAACTGCATTTGATGTGACTGCCTGAATATATTAGCGTTATTGGTAGATAATCTTCTAGCATGACCCTCTTTTGCCGTTACATCAAAATCACTTTTACCAAATGTCCAATGCATATGTTCGATTAGAATATTGGGAAGATAGATACATCTTTCTACACCCTTAGCTACATTCATTACATAATTATCGGAATAATCAACATTAAATATAGGTGGTGAAATATATCCTAGAGTATTAAACCAGTTCTTATGAAAGAAGCCGTGAGTTCCTAGATTTTCACCATGATGTCCATCATTAGGATAAACAAATCCTATTTTGTCGTCTAGCTTGTTAAACTCCTCAATAACTGCTGTATCCCAACCATTCGTTCTAAAAATAACATCGTCAGCACAACCCATCAATATGTCATGAGTACATCCATTGCAACATATATTATGTAAATTGCTATATATTTCAGGTTTATCCGGATTTGATATAATAACTAATGCTTCGGGCAGGTTAGATTCAAGAAACTTATGAGTTGCCTCATCATCATGATCGACGTATATAACCAACTCCAAACAATCTGGATTGTCTGCGGTATCCAAGGCGGACTGCCACATTCGACTTAGACCGGCTGTTCTGTTTCTAGTTGGACAAAGTATTGAAATCATTTTCTATAATTCCCCAAAAGTCATCGGCAGCATCAATACATTTTTCTCTGAATAGAGGGTCTGATTGATACATCTTTAATGAACCAATTCTATCGGAACCTCCAATTATTTTAGTGCCGCACATTAGTGCCTCACCAACAGCCCGACAAAAAGGCTCATTGCAAATTGGGTTATAATACAAAGAATCTATCCCATTATAGAACTCCAGCATATCATTATGGCTTAACTTTCCAAGGAATTCAATGTTTTTACGTTGGTTTATCTGGTTAAGATAGTCTTCGCTACCCCAACCCGCGACAACAAAATTCTTGTCCTTATTATCATCAGCGTACTTGATAAAATTATCAGTTCCCTTTAGGGGGTGCATAAATCCAACATATCCAATTTTGTCTTTTCTTTCTTTACCCAAATCTTTAAATGACGCATCAATCGGGTCGGGAACTATCTTGACGTTTGGAAATATATCTCCGTACATATCTACAAAAAATTGATGATGAAACTCTGTCAAGAAAAAGGATATCTTACATGATCCCCAAAAATGTTTCCTAAAGTCATTTGGCCAGTACAAATTTGAGTCATGTTCAAGTCTAACATGATTGTCTAAATTTGGGATATTTTGAACTAATTGTGGATATCTAGATGAAATTGCCTCAAGATTAGAAGAAATTACAACGTCATAATCTTGTTGTAGAACAGAGGCGTGTGAATCATAGTGAAAACAATTCACATAATGACCTCTTGAAGCACCTTTGTCAATAATTATCTGATTACTTCTTTGTGCCCCACCGGATGTGTGATGGACTCCAAAATCTGATATTAATAAGACTTTCACCGTTGCACCCTGTAGCTATCACTATCCCGATGGAAAGTACTAGCTTCAAGCAATGTACACCCATTAACAGTTGAAAATCTATGAACAAATCCGGGCTTAATGTGTAACGCTTCTCCTTCGTTCATGTCAAATCTTACTTCATTACCTTTTTGTGTTAGGTAAGTCACACTACAATCTCCATGTAAAAGAAAGAGATGTTCTTCCTTGATAACATGAAAGTGAAGACTTAATTTTTCTCCGGGATTAATATAGAGAACTTTACCACAGTAATCCTTTTCTTCGTTGTTGGCAAACCAAACTTCTTTACCCCAACGCTTTTCTACTTCGTATGCTCTTTGTGAAATCTTCATACTTTTTCCTTTTTACCTGAACTTCTTATCTATAAGCATGTAAAGTAGTAAACTCTACAATTGAAACTTAAAACTAAATATGTAAAAATAATAAAGCTCAGAAAGAAATAAAAATTTCTTCTGAAAAATAAACTTGTGGGGGTTACACAGATCATTACGCGACTGCTCGCAACCATTGGATATCTGTGCAGTTGGAGGTTCTTTAGCTGATATTATTTCGCCTACGCCTCACAAGCTGATGATTTTTGTTTGTCAACAGGACTGTAAGCTGGAAATCAACAACCAGCCAGTAGATTATAGCCAAGCAACATTGAAAAAGACGATACTTTTCTGAACTTCAGGGAAAATCAAGAAAAATCGGTGAGCTTTCGGTCGGAACTCGGTATAATACTGTAAACTGTTTGTTAGGATTTTTTTCAAGGAGACTTACTATGGCAAGCAAGACAGTTATGACCCAGACAGTATTCTTAGAAACTCTGACTCGTGTTTCATCTGCGTATTCTTGGGAATATGTTGAAAACAAAATTGTCGGAGTTGCTAGACGAGGCCAACACAAAGGCAAGACCTTTAATCCAGTTACTGCCGTAGCAGGCAGTCTTGGCAGCGGCTATTTTGAGAATACAAAGCGTGGCACAGAACGTGCAGCTAGAGCTATTGGCATTACGCCTCAACTAGCAATGGCTGTGTATTCTGGATCTAATCGAGGTCACGCTCAGATTGTTCGTGGCAAGATGCTAGAAACAATCTTTTGATGAATGGTGAGTTTTTCCAGTTTCTCACAGTAAAAAACTGGATCTTTTCTATTACTTAGACTATAATGAGGTGTGTTATGTCACTAAACAATGAAATCAAACTTGTAGGTAACTTAGTGCGTGATCCAGATATCTATGAATCTGAAAATGGAAAACACGCTAAGATCAGAATGGCAGCTAATACAAAACGCGGAGACAAAGAAGATACGTTGTTTATTGACGTAAAACTATTTGGCTTTGCATACAGAGATTTTGAATACTTCTCCCCAGAGAAGGGCGACAAGATCGCAGTTGTTGGTCGATTATCAGTAGATGAATTTACTGATAAGAATGGAAATGAACGTCGAGAGGCCGTTGTGTATGCTAACAACTTATTCAAGATAGCAAAGAGGGCTTCTCAAGAAAGTAGCTTTTGATGTCAGGTGAAAAACGAAGGATTACAATACATCTAAGAAATAATCAGGATATAACCGTCTTCCTTAAAAAAGACGCTTCAACATTGCTAGTAGATCAAATCTACGATGTTTTTTCTGGTGAACTTAGTGATAATTGTATAGAGGTTATTAGTGATACTGATATTGGACGGGAAGTAATACTTCTAAGAGCAGATGAAGTAATATACGTTAAGACCCAAGAGGAAGATGATGAGTAAGGAAAAAAGAAGAGTACAGAAGGAGCAGGCTCGTAAGACAAGAGTTAAGCGAAAACTTCTCAAAAAGAGAACACTCCTGCGAGAAGAAAGAAAACTTGAAAAAGAGTTGGAACAGCTTAAAAAAGCTAGTGAACCAAAACTAGCACCATTCAGAAAAGACCAATTGAATGAAACTGAATCTTAATGCTCCTATTAATACTACTTCTTATGGATACGTATCATCATACATTCTAAAGGAACTTCTTAATCTTAATTATGATTTAAGATACATTCCAATATTAGATCATCACCAACCAAATCCTGACGATCTATTACGTCCTCATATACAGGATGTATTAGGTCGTTGGGATTTTTTTTACGACGCTCCATGTTTAAAAATATGGCATCAATTTGATCTTAGATCATTTTATGGTAAAGGTCTTAGAGTGGCAATGCCGATATTTGAATTGGAGGAATTTAATCATAGAGAACTGCATTCCCTAAACAACCCAGATGAGTTGTTTGTCTGCTCTGATTGGGCTAAGAACGTAATTCATGACAATGTTCCAAAAAAAGTTGGACATACTCATGTTGTTCGTTTAGGATATGATGATAATATTTTTAAGCCTTGTCCATTGCCAGATAATGGAAAAACAATATTTGGAAACTTTGGCAAGTTTGAAGCACGTAAGGGACACGATATACTTCCCGAAGTATTCAATAAGGCATTTGAAAAAGATGATGATGTTCTTCTTGTAATGATGGCAAGTAATCCATTCTTGAAACCAGAAGAGACTCAGGCATGGATAAATAGCTTTAAGAACACAAAACTAGGTGATAAGATCATATTCGTGCCTCGTCAGCAAACTCAGGCCATGGTGTATAGTATCATGTCACAGATACATTGCGGTATATTTCCATCAAGAGCAGAGGGGTGGAATTTAGAGGCTTTAGAATTGCTGGCATGTGGCAGACACGTTATTATTTCACATGCTACTGGACATACGGAATTTTGTAATACAGAAAACTGCCGACTTATACATATGGATTCTGGATATGAACCTGCCAATGATGGTAAATGGTTTCATGGTGAATTTCAATGGAGAAAGATAGGCGGTAGTGAAGTAGACCAAATGGTTGAACATATGCGTAATATTCATCAAAAAAGGAAAGATGGATCTTTACGAGAAAATATAGCAGGAATTAAATCTGCACAAAAATTTACATGGAGGGAAACTGCAAATACAATACACAATAACCTTTTAAAATTGAGTGGAGTTTAAAATGAAGGCATTCGCAAAAATATTACATATTACTGGAGTAGTTATGGTTGCATTTCTTAGTCCAGTATTTTTCACCAAGATAGTAGAAATACCATCATTAGAGACTTGGCAATCTGGACTAGCTGTAGTTCTATGCGGTGCTGGACTTGCCACTATAGGCAAAATGCTATCAAATGGATAACTTTTCTGTAAATATTTTGACTAGAATCATATGTCTAGATGAAGAAAGTAAAAACGGTTTTAGCATCTTATTAGATGACAGCGGTGAAATACCAAATTTTAATCTAGTAAAAGATGGAGATTTAGATAATCAAATCATGATGTTTGTGTCAAAATTTATTTATGAAAATTACCTGCATTTTATACTATCTACAAAAACTGTATCTTCTATAATTAACGACGGTGATAATCTGAATATCTCTTACAATTTAATATCAAATAACAAAATTGCAAAATCTGGAAAATTTGTTAAATTTGATAAAAATAGTATTGAACTGTATAGACTCGCAAATAGTGTGAGGTAATTTTATGTCAAATTATGTAAAGCTAGAATACAAAGACGGTTCCCCAACTTTGGGGTTAGTATATGATGACTCCGCTGCGTTCAGAGAATTAATGATAACATTATTTTCTCCAACCTCACATTCTGCATTCTATGATATAATAATCAACATGTTAATAACAAAAGATGCAGATCCTGAAGATATTGCATGGCTGGAAAACTTTTATAAAATTACTGGAAGATTTAACGAAGATAAATTATTAATAAAAAAAGCAAGAACGCTAATGAGGCCAAGTTCCTTTCGCTGACGGAGCCTATTATGACAGAGAAAAAAATAGCTTGGGAAAAATTTACCCCAAATCATGAAGATATAATTAATCAAGAAGATGAATCAGATGAAATGTCTTATCTTGATATGGAAAATGAAGAAGAGGAAGATGGCAGAGAGTTAAATCTAGGGCATTTTTTACTCTCTAGAAAAGTGAGAACTCCATTTGGTATTTACGAAATTGATGACCCTTTTTCACCATATAATATGTTTGAATGCTGGATAGGTCATACTAATTTCAAAATTACAGATGAAGACTTTGAAAAGCTGGATCTAAAAATAGATGGCATTGGATGTCTTTCACTGATTTCTCCATACAGATTTTTTATAGGTATAGAAAAATTATTTACATTTCCTGTGGCTAGAATGCAGATTCAAAAAGAACTATGCAATAATTTGAAAACACCAGAACATCTAGATGATAACTCTGTAGACTCATTAATCAACACAGCATTTAGTAAAATTAACGAGTCGTTATTTTCAATACAAGATTCTGAGAAATGGGCGGTATTTATTGGAAATGATGGGACGATAGAAACAATCAAGAGTAGTGAGTTTCCATCAGAGTTAGAATATATCGAAACTTTAACGAAATTGAAAAAGAATAAAAACGGTAACATTATTACTTACGACAGTTTGTAATGGCGTATACAACTAAGGATCAGGAACTTTTATTTTCAGGATAATTAGGAAGCTGGTTATAAAGCTATAGAAAGGTATAACAATGGCTTTACTACCAAATACAATTATTTATGGTACGACGGGAAGCGATTCATCTCCTACTGAGAAAAGAGATGGAGGTACTGTAGTTGGTATCACATCTGCTAGTGACACTACTAATGGTCCTGTTACTCAGACATTTCCATTAACATCAATCACAATTAAACCCGGAAGATCAGTTCCAAAAGAACTATCCGGTGCCGCTCATGCGTCAAGTGCAACAAAAGCAGATACTGGTGGAACATTTGCTTATGACCAGTCTCAATTTATGATTAGAACTGTTGCAACAAAGATTAATAATCAATCAAACACAGTTCTTCAGGTCAATGGCACTCCAGAAAATCGCCCTCATACTCTTGTTAGCAATAAGTCGAAGGGTGCAAAGACATCAACTGCTCATAGAAGTGGTTACTGGCGTGCGACTGGTATTACTGGTCAAAGAACAAATTGGAGCAGTGCTCCTGCAACTAATAATATTAGCTATGTCTTGCCAACTAACAATGCTTCTAATGCTGTTGATCAAGGTCAATTTGTTACATATAGAAGTATTCCGGGTGAACTTGCTTATATGTATGGTGCTATTGATGCTGTATTGAAAGATTATCCAGCTAAGTGATTGATTCTTGACACTTTCTTTTAAACCCCTCTCCCGTAAGGGAGGGGGGTATTTGGAGATTGAATATGAACGCATTACCTTGGACTACAGATCTAGGAATTGTAGGACTGACTGTTTCTTCGCTGGTTAGCTTACTCTTTTATGTGATCATATCTAGTAACAAAAGAGAAGATCGTAGAAATGCACAGTTTCAAAAAACTATAAATGATATTAATGAACTCCATCGAGATGAACGTTCAGAATGGAGAGAAGACGCATCTGCTAGACAGGATAAAACTAATCAGGCATTGTCCGAATTAACAAAAGCAATCAATGAAGTTTTAGTGACTAGGTAAAAATTATGAGTCTATCAATAACAGCAACTCCAGTAAACAAAATTTCATATACTCTTGCGTCAACTAATGGTAATCAGACCGTCTCATTATCAGACAGTAAAAACATGAGTGTTGTTTATACGTATGGGTCTGGTGATAAGCAAGTCACCAACGCTGTAACTATAACAGGCGTTTTAACGTCTGGAGAGTCTACGCAAATTGATCTATACTCAATTAATCAAACTTCTTTTGATGCAACAACCAGCGTAGTTTTCACTGGCGTAAAAAATTTCACAGTATATAATGAGTCTACCACAGAGGGATACGACTTTGCAGTTCAGGCCACTGGAACAAATGCATGTACAAATTTATTCAATGGAGGAAGTGGCAACCTTTTAGTAAAACCCTACTCGGCATTTACATACAATGATCCATTCACTGGAGTTAGTGTAGGCTCCAGTCAGAGATATGTTCAATTAGCTGATCAGGGATCTGGTGTTACTTACAGATTAATTGTTATTGGTTTAGATTAGGAGTTTTAACATGAATTCAAAAGCGTTTACATTAAACGTAGCCGACCTAGTTGCACTCAGTAAGAATGCAGGACTTGTTGGCGTTGCAGCAGGACTAACTTATGTTGTACAGAATATTGGTACTGTAGACCTTGGAGCCGCCGGTCCACTTGTGGTTCCAATCATAGTAGTAGGTCTTGATACTGTAATTAAGTGGTTAAAAGACAACACAAAATGAGGTACAAAATATGGAATCACTAATAGGATTAGGAATGTTATTATTTTGTGCTTGGAATGGTTTTCAGGCATCAACTGTAGATGGATTTGATTTTACTATACGATGGTATGCTCAAACAATCATTAGCGGTCTTGGAGGACTTTATATTATGATTCCAAATATTAAGAGTATTCTGTCTAGTCTTGGCAGTGATAGTCCATCACTGCCAGACTATTCCGACAAATACCAGAAGGATTTTGAATGTCTTTCTTATCTAAGAGATAGATGTGTCGAAAATGGAAGTAAAGAGGGATTAGATTTAGTCATTCAACTAAACACGATTTTATTTAAAAAGACTTTACCATAAAAGGAAAAACGATGGGAAAATATCAGTCATTTGCAAATGTCCTTCTAGGATTATTACTATTATATTTCATGTCATCCTTTGCTCTTTCAGGTAAGCTAACTCCCGAATCAGCACCTCAACAAATTGTAGTTACTGAAACTCAAGAGTTGAAAAAAGTTACAGAAGAGTTTAATAAAATCGAATCAAGAGACGATAGAGTGCTTATCTATAAACTGTTTGCTGGTGCGGCAGAGTATCTCAGTAACTGCCAGACAATGACTGAAACAGCACAGTTTGATCCACTTCTAGGAAAAGTGCAAACTTCCTATGGATGGGATCGCGAAAGATACTCAGCGTTTACAGATGCGGTTTCTAACTATCTTGTTAGCGTAGATTATGACACTCCTAAGAAATTGGAAACTATAGATCAACGTAAGGATTTCGCAAAAATCTTTCAAGGTTTAGCAGAGGCAACTAAATATGAGTGACCTATCCCATTTAGGAGGATGGATAAATGATCCAAAAGGTGTAGATCTAGCAATGCAAGGCTTACCTTTTCCAGTATTTTCTATGCAGCATCAAGCAATAAAAGATACTGGTGCTGGAAAGAAGATGTTACTATATGACATCATTAGAAGGGTTGCCGGAACGTTTCCTGTGCGTACACAGAAAATTGGAGACTGTGTAGCTTTTGGTGCTGCTGGTGCTGTCGATGCTATTAAATGTGTAGACATCTACCTTAAAAAAGAACCAGAACTATGGGTAGCAGAAACTGCCACAGAAGATATTTATTGGGGTAGCAGAAACGTTATCGGTAAAGGTCGATTAGGTAACGATGATGGATCTCTCGGCGTATGGGCGGCAAAATATATTAATGAATATGGCTCAATTCCAAGAGGCAAGTATGCCGATATTGACCTAACCACGTATAGTGGCAGTAAAGCAAAGACTTGGGGCAACGCTGGATATAAATTATCTCAAGCGTTTGTAGATATTGTAAAAGAACATCCAGTCGTTACTATTTCTCAAGTCAATTCATATGAAGAAGTGAGAGATCTAATTGTTAATGGATATTCTGTAACCATTGCTAGTAATCAAGGATTTTCTTCAACGCGAGATAGTGAAGGGTTTGCAAGACCATCAGGTAGATGGGCACATCAAATGTGGATCTGTGCTGTTGATGATGAATATAAACGTCCCGGAGTTTGCGTTCAAAATAGCTGGGGTAAATGGAATGGAGGTCCAAAACGTCACGACCAACCGGATGGATCTTTTTGGGTCGATGCTGACGAGATTGAACGTCGCGTGCTAAAAACTGGCGATTGCTGGGCATTTAGCGGGTATACTGGCTTTAAGCCACAGAAACTTAATACGAGGATCATCTGATGAAAAAGAGCACGATTCTATTACTATTACTACTTGCTGTATTTTTTATTCCAATTCCAAGTAATGAAAAAACATTTGCTATTGATACTTCAAGAAGTGAGGGATATGTAGCATTTATTGTAAATGGAGACCAAGAGCCTATTGACAATGAAACAGATACTGCTACAACATGTGAATGCAATGGTGAAAAAGTGATCGTTCATGGAGATGGTCACAAAACACCATGTCAATGTATCAATTCTGGTGACGGGGTATGTCGTTGCGAAGCTACCGGCAAATCATGGGAGCCAGATAAATCTACTTATCCAGAGGAGGTTAAAAAAAAAGTGGAACAACAACCAGATGCTACAGACCAAGCCTTAGCGATAGAATTAAAAAAAACAATCCTATACTTTACCGCCTCTTGGTGCGGCCCCTGTCAAAGATTTAAAGCGACGGAATTACCAAAGCTACAAAAGGCCGGTCTATCAGTTGGCGAAGCTAGAAATGGAGTACAGGACGATATGGAAATTGTCGATGTAGACAAGCATCCCGATCTCTGGAAGGCCCACAAAAAGAATTCTGCTGGTATTCCATGTTTTATTGTTCTAGACTCGCAAAGAAAAGAAACATTCCGTACTAGCGGATACGTTTCTGGAATGCATCAAACCCTGCTAAGAGCCTTCAATGCAGCCAACTGAATATTTTGAAATTGTTCAACAAATCTTTTCACAAGATGGGTTGACAATCGGGCCTTTAAGGATACAATGTTCTGGAGCCTTATCGGTACAAATTGAAAGCGTGCAGTCCGGAATCAAAATTATTTTTTCTGGTCACAAGCCAAAAGTAACACTGCAAAAAATTATAACATTTTCAGTGTCTGTAAATGGCATCCATTTTTCTCAAAATGGCGGCGTTTTAGAACTAGATCATTTTCCGGACCTACCTTTCTCGTATAATCAAATATTAAAATAAATACAATTGACATATATGCCAGCAGCAATAAAAAACTGCTGGTATTTTTTTCCACTTTGAAGGACGTTGAATATGCAAGTAGTTAAAAGAAATGGTGAATCTGAGGATTATAACGTTGAAAAAATTCACCAAGTGTTAGAATGGGCAACTGAGGGAATTAACGGTGTATCGTTTTCTGACATTGAAATGAATGCGGGTCTCTCAATTTATGATGGAATTACTACACAGGAAATTCATCAAACTCTGATCAAATCAGCAAATGATTTAATATCAGAACAATCTCCAAACTATCAGTATGTCGCATCAAGACTACTTAATATGAACCTGAGAAAAGAAGTTTGGGGTTCTAACAATCCTCCCAACTTTCTGCATTTTATTCAGGTAAGAGTCGATAACGCTATTTATGATCCAGATATCTTAGATAAATGGTCAGAAGATGATGTAAATAAGATCTCTTCCTACATCAATCATAAACGCGATGATCTGTATACTTATTCTGGCCTACAGCAGATGGTGGATAAGTACCTTGTTAAGAATCGTGCAACTGGTGAGATTCATGAGACGCCACAATTTGCATATATGCTGATTGCCATGTGCCTATTTGACAACTTAAAAGATGTTAAAGAAGCATATGATGCTTACTCTACTTTTAAGGTAAACTTGCCAACTCCTATTATGGCAGGAGTACGCACTACGATTCGCCAGTTCGCTTCCTGCGTGCTTGTAGATGTTGGTGATGATCTTGATAGCATCTTTGCCTCCGTCCACGCAGTTGGACGCTATACCGCACGTAGGGCTGGTATTGGCCTTAACTTTGGTCGTCTACGTCCAATCAACTCACCAATTCGTGGTGGAGAAGTGATTCACACGGGCCTAATCCCTTATCTGAAAACTTTTGAGTCTACCGTTAAGTCTACTTCGCAAAATGGTATTCGCGGAGGAAGTGCTACAGTTCATATTCCGTTCTGGCATTATGAAATTGAAGACATTCTTGTTCTCAAGAATAATGCTGGCACTGACGATAATCGGGTTAGAAAGCTGGACTATTCTGTTCAGTTTAATAAACTTTTCTATGAACGACTAATTAATGGTGAAGATATTACGCTGTTTAGTCCAAACGAAGCTAGGGGTCTATACGACGCTTTTGCGGATAATGAAAAGTTTGAAGAACTTTATGCAAAATATGAGCGGTCACGCAGTATTACCTTCAAAAAGAAAATTCCTGCAAAAAAGTTAGCAGAGATTTATGCTCGCGAACGTCTGGAAACAGGACGTATCTATAGCATGAATATTGATAATGCGAATACACATGGCTCATGGGATGTTCCTGTGTATATGTCTAATCTATGTCAGGAAATCATCCATCCTACTAAGCCGGTTAGCGATATTGAAGACTCAGAGGCTGAGATTGGTATTTGTATGCTATCTGCCATTAATCTTTTAGAGGTAAATACTGATGAAGATATTCAAACAGCCTGTGCAGTAGCGATTAGATCTCTTGATTCGGTCATTGACTATCAAGACTATCCAGTTGCTGCTGGTGAAAACTTCACTAAAAATAGAAGATCTTTAGGAATTGGAATTACAAATCTTGCCGGATTTTTGGCTAAGCACAAAGTATTCTACCATGATAATGCGGCACTTCATCTTGTTCATGAGATAATGGAGAAAATCCAGTGGCATTTACTAAACGAATCTTGTAAACTTGCCGAAGAAAAGGGTACATGTCCAAAGTTTGGTGAAACAAAATATGCTCAAGGATTTCTTCCAATTGATTGGTATAAAAAAACTGTTGACAAACTTGTAAACCCTACTTACAATATGGATTGGGAGTATTTACGTGACCAGATCAAGAAACATGGTCTTAGGCATTCTACTGTCTCTGCTGTTATGCCTTGTGAATCTAGCAGTGTTATCCAGAACAGTACAAACGGAATTGAGCCAGTAAGAAGTCTATTATCATATAAAAAAGCAAAGAATGGTGTTTTAAAACAGGTTGTTCCAAACTACGCACATCGTAAGAACTATTACAGTCGTGCTTGGTCTATGCCAGATAATCAAGGCATGATTAATATTGCCGCAGTTATTCAGAAATTTGTTGACATGAGTATTAGTCTTAACCTATACTATAATTATGCGAATTACCCAGAAGGTAATATTCCTTTAAGCGTGTTGATCAAAGATCAAGTTTATTCTTATAAGATGGGAATTAAAAACCTGTATTATTGCAATACACCTGATGGAGATGGTGAAACAGAAAAAGAAACAAATTGTGAATCAGGAGCGTGTGCGATATGAAAACGATTTTAAACAAGAAGAATGTCGATTACAGTAACCAGCCTTTGTTTCTTGGCGAAGATCTAGCTCTACAGAGATACGATAAATTTAAATATCCTGTATTCTTTGATCTCTTTAAAAAGCAGATGGAGTTCTTTTGGAGACCAGAAGAAATTGAATTAAAGAAAGATCGCAACGATTTCAAGGATGATAATATCATGTCCGAGAATGAGCGGTTTATCTTTACAAGCAATCTTAAATATCAGACTATGATGGATAGTGTTATTTGTCGAGGGGTTCCTACACTTCTTGAATATGTATCAAGTCCAGAACTTGAAGCATGTATGAAGACTTGGGAATTCTTTGAGCAAATCCATAGTTATAGCTATACTTACATTATTAAGAATGTTTATAACGATCCGTCTGAAGTTCTTGATAGCTGTCTAACTGATAAGGAAATCCTTAAAAGAGCAGACGTTGCTATTAAAGAATATGACGCATTGAGCAATCTCACAAAGAAAGGATCTACTAAAGATCTAAAGAAACAGATTTATCTTACACTTGTTAGTATCAATATTCTTGAAGCTGTAAGATTTTATGTTAGCTTTATCTGTGCATTTGCATTTGCTGAAAATAAGAAGATGATTGGCAATGCTGATATTGTTAAATTGATTAAAAGAGACGAGGCATTGCATCTTTACAATACTCAAGAGATCCTAAAAATTCTACATAGCGTGGAAGATGAAGGGTTTATTAAAACTGCTAAGGAATGTGAAGAATTGGCCTGCGGGATGTTTGACTCTGCCGCACGAGAAGAAAAAGAATGGGCCTCTTATCTATTTAAAGATGGATCTATTATTGGGCTTAACGAAACCGTTATGCATCAGTATATCGACTGGCTATGTCAATCTCGACGCAAGGTAATTGGGCTACCATATGAGACTGGATTAAAGAATCCTATTTCTGGATGGACAGAGCCTTGGCTTAACAGTGAGGCTGTTCAGGTCGCACCACAAGAGCATGAGATTACATCCTACAAGATTGGTGCAAGTAAGAATGATTTAGACGATATGGATTTTGGAGATTTGGGACTATGACAGACGAGTATATTCATGTAACAGGATATGTTGATGATTCACCTATTGAGTTTTCAAAAACAGAAGGACTTAAAATGAGACAAGCCAGCGAGAAAGAATTGTTGTATAATACAGTATGCGATTTGGTAGACGATATTGTTCAATGGCATTATGATAGAAACTTAATTGATGGAAGTTCTGATAAAGATCAAACACTAAAGCTGCTACAAGAACTTGGCGAACTTTCTGATAGTGTATGTAAGGGTAAAGATGTCCGTGATGATTTAGGTGATATGATGGTTGTTATGCTAAATATTATGGAGCGTAACAAAATTACTCTCGCACAATGTTTAGAAACAGCATATAATGATATAAAGGACCGTAAGGGTAGGATGGTAGATGGTGTTTTTGTTAAAGAACAAGATTTATGAGGTTAAACTATGCCAATTCCACAAAGAAAACCTGATGAAGACAGAACTGATTTTTTGTCCAGATGTATGTCTAATCCAAAAATGAACGAAGAATATCCAGACGCTTCACAAAGGTATGCCGTTTGTCAACAGTCATCTAAGGCGTCTACTGCTGATCAAGTAAAAGATAACTATTACGATCAAACATTTGGTTCAACAGAAATCATCACTGATGAATCAAAGATGTATATTCCAGCGGAAGACGAATATTTAGACTTTGGAGAAGAGTCTGAAGATTATTCGATTGCTGTACAGTATGGCAAACCTCCAAAGAATGATCCAAGAAAAACTCCAGCACCTAAAAAAGATCGAAAGAAGGGTTCCAAAAAGAATAAGCCAGATAGTGCTAAAGATGATAAGGGTAAAATTACACTAAGCAAAGAAACAATATCTAAACTACAGAGCAAAGTTTCTGAACATAATGCCAAAGTTTCTGAAAAAGGAAAGGGCAGCAAAGCAACCCTTGGTCAGCTTAAAGCTGTGTATCGTCGTGGTGCCGGTGCTTTCTCCACAAGTCATCACCCAAATATGTCAAGGGATGGATGGGCTATGGCAAGAGTTAATGCCTTTCTTTATTTAATGAGAAATGGTAGACCAAGTAATCCTAATTACAAACAAGACAATGATCTTTTGCCAAAGTCGCATCCAAAAAGCACCAAGGCTGAATATGAAGAAGGGTCAATGCAAGTTGCACAAATTATGAAAATGCACATGCAGCTTATGGAATTAGTAGAAATGCTAGAAACTAAGCCTGTGGCATTTGAAGAATGGACTAAGGATAAGATCTCTAAAGCTGAGCATTTTATTGAGGCTATTTTTGATTCAGTTATGTATGCTTCTTTGGATGAAGATAACGATAATGATGAAGAAGAAGACGATGTTGAATCATTAATGGCGGAAAAAAAGAAGAAGAATGTTAAACTCAATAAGCCCTTTAGAACTCCAAAGGGTCCAAAGAAGTTTAGCGTTTATGTTAAAAATGATAAGGGTAATATCGTAAAGGTGAATTTTGGCGATCCAAACATGGATATTAAACGCGATGATCCTCAGAGGCGTAAGAATTTCCGTGCCCGTCATCAATGCGATACTAATCCCGGTCCTAAATGGAAGGCAAGATATTGGAGTTGTAGATTCTGGGAAGCTAAGAAAAGTGTTACAGATTTAACATAAGAAGCTAATACATGAGAAAAAAAAGAACAAGAAGACCAGTCAATAAACCAGATTTTAGACCAGTAAATAAAAGGAAAGATAAACAGTCAAGAACGGCGGTTAAATCCGTTACTGCTAAAACAGACAATCATCATAATTATATTATGTCGATTATTAATAATCCAATCACAATTTGTGTTGGACCTGCTGGTTCTGGGAAATCTTATATTAGTGCTGGGATGTTTGCCAATTTTTTGCATGAAGGAAGTTACGACAAAATTATTGCAACTCGTCCATTAGTATGCTCCGGAAAAGAATTAGGATCACTTCCCGGAGAGATGAATGAAAAGATTGCACCTTACCTAAAGCCTATTGAGGAAAATATTAAGAATTTTCTTGGTCAGGCTAACTATGGCCTCCACTATAATGACGGCAAGATTCGTTATGAACCGCTTGAAGTCATGAGAGGTGCAACCTTTGATTATTGTTGCATGATTTTGGACGAAGCACAAAACTGCACCTTGGATCAATTAAAAATGTTTATCACTCGCATGGGCAAGAATTCCAAGGTTATTATCAATGGGGATATCAATCAAACCGATTTAAGATCTCGTAGCGGGCTTGAAACTTTAATAAGAAAAGTTGGAAATATTGAAGGGGTTGGAGTTTGTTATCTAACCTATGATGACATTCAAAGAAATGGAATTATTGGGGAAATCCTGAGAGCATTGGAGGAATAATGCCAACATATGACTATTTATGCTCAAATTGTGAAACCGAGCTAAAAGATGTATACCAAAGCATAACCGAAAAGGCTATAATATATTGTATCAGTTGCGGAAATGATACGCTTGAAAGAGTGATTCATCCCCCAATGGTATTTGTTCGTCAAGAGGCAACTACGATTGGTCAGCTATCTGAGCGTAACGCTAAAAGGCTTGGACAGTCAGAAGTTCAAGAGCGAACACTGCAAGATAAAGATTCTAAAAAATCTGCACTAAAAGAAGCAAAGAAAGAAATAAACTCTCAAATCAATAAAATGAATTCGGAGCAAAAACGTCGTTTCATAGAGGGCGGATAATGGAAGAATACAAAAGTGTAATTATGATAGTTCCATACATTGGAACCGTCACTAATGGAAATACCTTGCTACAGCCTTTGGGTAAAGAAGAAGTAGATTTTATCGGCTATGATTTATGTCGTAAATTTCAAATTGAAGAAAAACATGAGTCATACATTGATTGCATAAAATCTCTTAAAGAACGATTAGAACTTATTTTAAAAACCGATTTATTAATGGAGGATATAAATGCCGACCAAAAAAACCAAAAGAAGAACGAATAGACAACCTAAAGCACAAGAAAATGTCGAAGCCAAAGCAACTACTGACGAACTTTCTAAAGTTCAAAAATTTTACATTGAAAGCAAATGCTCCAGTATGACTTTATCTGATGTTTCTTCTGATTTAGGACTTGACAAATCTGTAGTTTCATCGTACTATGATGAATGCAAAAACAAAGCTACTAATGATTTCACAGTTGATAAACTTATGAATATCAATTCTAAGCGTGGATACGCAGTAATGAGTAAAGAGGCTTCGGAGAAAGGTGATGCATCAAAAAAACGAGCAGCAAAAAAAGACACAAATCACATCCACAAAATCCGAGCAGATAAGTAAGCAGCGAGTTGCTCAATGCACGGAAAAGACTCCTTATAAATCTATGCATAAGGCTGGCTATGTAACGCCCGGAAATTACATTGCGGAGTTGATATTCCAGAAAAGAAATGAGTATTTCAATTCTGGCAAAAACGCAGAGAGTTTCTGGCTGCAAGGAAATAAGTTGCATGGTGCTTATAAGGGCGAAGTTATTGCGGCAAACAAACTACTGAAAGACTATCACGCCGACTCAGTAATAAAAGCAATAAAATCACCACAGGCTAAGTTTATATTGAAGTTATCCAAAAAAGAAAATAGGGATAAGCTAATTCCTATAATCGAAAAGTTTGAGAAAGAGCGTAAAGAAACAGAGATAGTAATTTCTGAAAATAATAAGACTGAAGTATCGAAACCGTTTGGGTATGGCAGAAATATATTGAAAGGCTTGTAATAAATGGCAGACGATAAGAAAAAAAAGAAAGTGGATTTGAGCAACGACAAGGCTATTCAAAGAGCCTTCGGTAAAGTCGTATCTAAAGGATCAGAGCTAATTCAAAGCATGGCAGATCTAAAGTGCATCACCGTAAGTCCAAAACTTGATCTAGCTCTTAATGGAGGAATTAGAGAGGCGTCTTGGAATATTATTTCTGGAGATCCCAAAACTGGAAAGAGCACAACATGTTTGCAGATTTGTAAAAATGCTCAAGATGATAATCGTCCAGTAATCTATGTTGATGGCGAAAGTCGATTAAAGGCTTATAATCTCTCTGGTACAGAAGGTTTAGATTTAAACAAAATACAAATTGTTCATAGTCCAGAAGATGGAGAGTCTCTATCCGCTGAAGACTTCTTAAATATTGCTGAAGAACTAATAAAGCGTCCTGAAAATAAAGGTGCTGTATGCGTGATTGACTCATGTTCTTCTTTAGTGCCAAGGTCAGAACTTGAAGAGAGTGCATCTGGTTCACTTCGTGCAACCCTTCCAAAACTATTGTCGCATTGGGTAAAAAAGACTTCGCAAACAGTAGTAAAAAACAAAATTATCGTATTGATTATTACGCATTATATTACAAACACATCTGGATACGGTAAAGTCAAAATTCCAGACTGCGGTGTAATGATTCAGTATCAGGCTGATACTAGAATTGATATTGCAAAGATAGAACCATGGGAAGAAAATGGTAAAAAGATTGGACAGCTTGTTCATTGGAAAGTAGCATGTTCTTCTATGGGTGCATCTGGAACAGAATGTGTTAGCCATATTAGATATGGCAAAGGTATTGACAAAGAAAAAGAAATGATAGATCTAGCAGAATCATTTGGCATCATAGACAAGGCCGGGGCTTGGTATTCAATTCCATTCTTGGAGGGCAGCGAAGAATTTAAAGAGCCTCCTAAGTTTCAAGGACAGGCAAAGATTTATGAATTCCTTGTAGAGCGACAGGATATTTTTGATCAAGTAAAGGCACAGGTTAATGGTATGCTAAAGGATGTTTAGAGTTACTGGATTAGATGGAAAAGAACATAAGTTTAATTATGCTAAAAATAAGTCTAGGAACTTCAGATCCAAAAAATCATCATACCATAAACAAGCTAGAGAGTTAATTAAAGAGAATTGGCCTACCTACTCTTTATATGAAGAAGTCACTCTGCCCGGATCTAAACGTCTTGGCAGAGGCTCTTTATTATATGCCGACTTTTTCTTGCCTGAATTAATGCTTGTGATCGAAGTTCATGGTCAGCAGCACTATGAATATTCTCCGTTTTTTCACAAAAATAAAATGGATTTTGTGCTTGCAAAACAGAGAGATTCCGATAAAATAGAGTGGTGTCGGTTGAACGAAATCAAAATTGTCACATTGCCATACAATGAGAGGTCAGAATGGAAGAACTTGATTCAACAGTCTCTGGAATAGATGGACTGGACAAATTTACAGAATGGATTGATAACTTTTGTGCGGCTAATAATATTGTAGAGTACAAAGATAGTGATGAATATTCGCACATATTACATCTTCCGCCAGAAGAAATAATCAGTTTAACATCTGATGAATGTTTTACAAATGCAATTACCCTGATGAATTATGGCGGTCTTCTTCAAAAGAAGCTAGATTTAATAAGTAGTCAGTATACTTGGTGTGTTGAAGCATTGAACTATTTGTTTGCTAAACAATGGTCAAACTATGACAAATTTCTACCAGCAGAAATAAAAAAGCAATCTATAATTTCTGAGAATACTTACGCACAATCTATTGAAAAGTCGCGTTTAAGACTGTATGCTGGTATTCAGATGTTGTCAGAAACCTGTCGTGATATAAAGAAGAGGGTTTCACTTTTTCAAGATTTAGGAAAAGCTAGGAGTTTTAAATGACGTTAACAGATTTAGTTGATAAAGTGCGGGAATTGCTCTATGATGGCATCATTGACAGTAATTGGGAATGTATATCAGAAGCATATCAAATGATTTCCGGAGAAAAAGTAGATATTCCAGAGCCAGAACCTGTGGATGAATTATCCGCCAGTCTTAAAAATATGATGGAAAGACTTGAAAAGTTAGAGAAGCAAGATCCTCCCAAAAAGAACAGAAGGAACGGTAGATCTAAAACCAAAAAGTCAGAACCTAAAGTAGATGAAAATTTCTCAATAAAATCATCCAAGCCAAAACGGTCGGTAAAGTCTTCTGGTCAAAATAAGTTTGAGTCAATGGCTGGAGTTTTAGAAGAGGCTGAGCAGGAAAGAGGCTTCAACAGTATTGATGACTCTAACTCTCCTAGAGTAGAAAGAAAGCGTAGAGAATATCAAACTAAAAGTGTTACATGCTCACAATGCAATAAATCCTTTGATGTCAATCCAATGTTTGCTAGAGAAAATTACATTTGCGACAAATGTATTTCGCGGAGAATTTGATAGTGTCTAAAGAAACCGATTTGAAAAATGTAGCTTCTGAACGTGCTGTTCTTGCCGGACTTTTACAGCATGGTAAGGAATGCTTACTAGAAGTTGAACTCTTCGTAAATGAAGAGAGTTTCACAATCGAAAATAACAAAGTCCTATATAAGTGCATTAAGCATTCATTCGAAAGTGGAGATGTTGTTGGTTATACAGAGATCCTGTCATCAGCAAAGAGTCTAAACCTAGACGAATTTGTTGAAAAAAATGATATGCTAAAACATATCACTGGAGTTATGAATACTCCGGTTAATATTAATAATGTCGCAGAGCACGCCAAAAAACTAAAGAGGCTTGAATTTGCCAGAATCATGCAGGGTAAGCTCAGAGACATTTATTTAAACCTGAACAAAGTTACTGGAGATGAGGACATCGCCAGCATTTTGTCGATTGCAGAAAACCCTATTCAAGATGTATGTCTATCCTTCATGAAGGAAGATGATCTTTCTCCAAAATCTATTGGCGAAGGCATCCATGCATATCTAGAACATATCAAGAATAATGATGGCAAGTCTATTGGTATTCCAACTGGTATGAGTGCATTCGATAAGGCTATTGGAGGCGGCTTGCGTCGAAAATGCGTAGACCTGATTGCTGCTCGTCCCAAAACTGGAAAATCTGTACTTGCCGATAATATTGCCTTGCATATTGCTGGAGAGTATGATATACCAGTACTTATGCTTGATACAGAAATGAGCACAGAAGATCACTGGAATAGAATCATTGCAAATAAAAGCGGTGTTGAAATTAATGATGTTGCATCCGGTAAATTTGCTACAGATCCTGAAAAAGTAGACTCTGTGACAAAATCTGTAGAGACTATTGAATCTATACCTTATGACTATATTAGCATTGCTGGTAGACCATTTGATGAAACACTATCTATTATCAAAAGATGGCTATTAAAGAGAGTTGGCTATGATGAAACAGGAAGACTAAATGACTGCGTGATTATTTATGACTATCTAAAACTGATGACATCTTCTAGTATTAATAACAATCTTGCAGAATTCCAAGTTCTCGGTTTTCAGATCACTTCACTGCATAATTTTTGTGTAGAGAATGATTGCCCGTGTTTGTCATTTGTGCAGCTTAATAGAGATGGTATTACCAAGGAATCTACAGATGTAGTTTCCGGATCTGACCGTTTAGTTTGGCTCTGTACTTCATTCTCAATCTTCAAGGATAAGTCAGATGAAGAAAAAGTTACGGATGGAATAAACAATGGAAATAAAAAACTTATACCAATTGTTTCCAGACATGGACCCGGAATGGAAGACGAAGGTTATATATGCTTGCAAATGGACGGCAAGTTTGCAAAAGTAAGAGAAGTTGGCACTATTAGAGAGATTAAGAGTAATGCAAACAACAATCAACAAGGATTTGCAAATTCGCAAAATGCGAATTTTGAAGAGGAAGATGGTGAAGAAGATTTTTGATTTCTTTGCCTTTTTTGAAATTAATGAATATTACGAGTCACATAACCTACTGATAAGTTCTTGTCCAGTCCATGAAGGAGACAATGTTACTGCATTCAATATCAATATTGACGAAGATCATGAAGATCACTGCGGTAAATGGTTTTGTAATACTCAGGGATGTCACAATGAGAAGTCAACTAATGATATTATTTCTTTAGTCTGGATGCTCCTTGAGAATAAATTCAAAAAACCTTATAAGTTTCCAGAAGTTATTAAGTTCTGTCAAGATTTTTGCTCTGGCGTAAAAATAGACATTTCAATTACTTATAAGTCATCAGAAGCACTAGATAAATTACTGAAAAATACAAGAAAAGTTGAGAAACTACAAAATAAGATAACAAGATCTACGGTAAGGAAACACCTTACCTTTCCTGCACAATACTATATCAATAGAGGATTCTCTCAAGAAGCACTAGATCTTTTTGATGTAGGATTATGCACTAGGCCCGATAGTCAAATGTACAAGCGTATTGTATTTCCAGTGTACGATGAGAATGATGAGTACATGGTTGGATGCGTCGGTAGAACTATAGGTAATGACCCTAGAAAATGGATTAACCAAAAGGGATTCAATAAATCCAACTTTTTGTATAATTACGGAAAAGCAATTGAGCATATTAGTAGAAGTGCGACTATAATACTAGCAGAGGGACAAGGCGATGTTATCCGTCTTTGGGAATCTGGTATTAGAAATGCCGTTGGAATATTCGGTTCAAAGATTAGCGATGCTCAAGAATTTCTGATTCAAAAGACCGGCGTTTCAAATGTGATTATTATGTCTGACAATGATAAAGCGGGTGACGCTTGTAAAAGAGACATATATGAGCGATTGAAACTTTTATTTAATATTTATACTGTGGAAATTCCCAAAAACGACATTGGCGATATGACAGTCAATGAAGTCAATGAACTAATCAAGCCTCAAATTCAAGGAAAATTTTGATGACACAGATCATTGCATTATGCGGTAAAAAGCAATCAGGAAAGACTACTCTTTCCAACTATCTACATGGTCATGAGATGAAACGCCATGATATTGTTGAAAAGTTTCTAATTTCCCCGGAAGGGGAGCTTGTGGTAAACTGTACTTTTCATGATGAAAATGGAAAAGAGTTTGAAGAACTTGGAGTTCTTGATCTACAGCAGCATACGGATGAATTTTTCCAATATGCCTCTCGTAGAATTTGGCCTCTTATTCGCGGCTATAATTTCGCAGATTCATTAAAAGAAATCTGTGTTATGCTATTTAATATTCCACCAGAATGTGTCTATGGAACAGACGAACAAAAGAATCAGATTCAGGAGCATCTATTATGGGAAAATATGCCGGGAGATACTAGCGATATTGGTCCCAACGGTAAGATATGTCATCATAAGGGACCAATGACCGCTCGTGAGTTCATGCAATTCTTTGGCACAGACGTTATGCGTAAAATGTACCAGCCAATCTGGTTGGAAAATTGCTTTCGAAGAATTGAAGCTGATAAACCAGAGATTGCTGTTATTGGCGACTGTCGATTCTTAAATGAGATTGAGGCTGTGCAAAAGCGTGGTGGAAAAGTTATTAGACTAACTCGCTCACTCTATGAAAGCACTCATCAGAGTGAAATTGACGCAGACAATTATAATAAGTTTGACGCAATCATTGATAATTCAAATTTAGATATTAATCAATCATGCAAGGCATTCTTGGATGAACTAATTAACCTTGGTGTCACCAAAAAGATCAGAGAAATGGGCAAGTACACCGCATCAATAAAGTGATTTAATATGATTATATGTTACCATAGAAGCAGTTCATTAGGCACGTTTGAGATGTGCGAAATGAAATATTTCTTTCAGTACGTATTAGGCATGAAAGATAAAACGAATAAAAAGGCCGTACTAGGTACGGTCTTTCATCGTGTAATGCAGGTACTGGCTGACAAGAAAAAGGCTCAAGAAGAGAAGAAAAGAAAACTGAAGAATGATGACATTCAGGACTTAACGTTTGCTCAATGCGATGATATAGAATTCGTTACAGAGCTATGCTTTGAATACTACAAATATCATGAAGAAGATGTTGGCTTAGGACCAAAAGATCTACAGACATGTATTGGATGGGTATACAAAGCATTAGCTTACAATGATGGCTATATGGACCCGAGAAATCAAAATATCAATGCCACAGAGCAATTCTTTGATATTGAGATTAAGCAAGATTGGGCTAAGTACCGATATGAGATTAATGACAAAGTATTTGATGGATATCTTTCTATCAAGGGCACAATCGACGTAATTATCAAAGAGGATGATCTGTACTTCCAAGTCTTGGATTATAAAACCGGCAAGCGATTGAATTGGGCAACAGGTAAAGAAAAGACCTACGAAGATCTTTGCTCTGATAAACAATTGCTACTCTATTATTACGCATTAAAGAATCTCTTCCCAGAAAGAAATTTCTATGTATCCATTTATTATGTTAATAATGGCGGGGTTTTTGATATTGTCTTTAGCGAAGAGGATTACAAGAAAGCAGAAGACATGCTTCGGGAAAAGTTTGAATACATCCGATCAGTTGACCTGCCGAGACAACTCTCTATAGATCAGCAAAACTGGAAGTGTACAAAATTGTGTAAATTTTCAGAAGAGTTTCAAGATTCTGGAAAAACTACTTGCCAATACTTCCATGATTTGATAAGATCTAAGGGTATGAACACTGTTGTATGCGAACATGCTAATTTGAATAAACTTGGAAAATATGGTGCTGGTGGAGGTAGACTTGGAGAAGATAATGAAAGTAATTAGTAAAACTTGCTGTAAGTGTAAGGAATTGATATATGATTAGAAATCACAGCCATTATTCATTACTTATGTCTACATCTCGATCTAAGCAGATTGCCAAAGCCTGCAAAGATGCTGGATATAGATATGCTGGAATTACTGATGTAGCCACGATTAGCGGCTGCGTTAATTTCATACAAGCATGTAAAAAGGAAGATATCACCCCGCTCATTGGATCTGAGATTATCTTAGATGATAATTCAAGACTAACTCTTGTATGTAGAAATATTGAAGCATGGGATGATTTACTTGGAGTTATATCTCAGGCCAATTCTAAAGATAACCATGATGGCACTCCAAAAATTTCATTTGCCGATTTGACACAAAGCATTAATCCAGACAACTTTATCTGCATTGATGGCTATGTCGGTAGTAAGCTATTTAATAAACTATTTCCAAATATAGACTGCATCTTTGATGCTGCCGATATTGAAATGGTTAAGTCATGCATTGACAATAACTGGAAAGAAATACTCAATGATGAAATAGCGTTGATGCATCAAACATTTGCTCATTATTATCTAGAAGTCAACAATCTTGACTCAGATACTTTCCCGATCTCCAAGGTAATGTCTGACATTCTATCCGTCTATGACAATGTAATTCCGAATACATCAAGTTATTATCCCGAAAGAAAAGATGCTGTTGATCATCGCGTATTAATCTGTACTAAGCTGAAGACAACTATGCGTCAACTTGCCGATAAGATTAGCAATGCTAAAGATATCGACTTGCTTAAATTTATTAGGAGTAGCTCATACCATATCAAGACTAGAGAAGCTATTGAAGCAGCATACAGTTCAGAACAGGTAGATAATCTTGACAAGATTACTGAATTGTGTGCCGACATTAATATCCTATCCAAACCTAAGCTGCCAAACTTTGAAACTCCGGATGGAAGCACTGAAGATGAATATCTAAAGGAGCTATGTCGTAAGGGATGGAAACGTCTCATTATGACTGGAGTAGATCCATATAAATATGATATATATAAAGATCGTGTACTTAAAGAGCTAGAGGTTATCGAAAAGGCAAATCTTGCCGGATACTTCTTAATCGTTCAAGATTATGTTAACTATTTTAGAAATCAAGGATGCTTGGTTGGTCCCGGTCGAGGTTCTGGTGGTGGATCATTAGTATGCTATCTCACAGGAATTACTCTAATCGACCCAATTGAATATGGCTTGATTTTTGAACGATTCTATAATGAAGGTAGAAATACTGAAGATCATGTATCACTTCCCGATATCGACATTGACTTTCCGCCATCGTACCGTGATAAGGTTGTCGAATATCTAAAGAATAAATATGGCGATAGTCAAGTTTGCCAGATGCTTACATTTGGTAGACTTGCAGGAAGGTCTATTTTGAAGGAAGTGTTAAGAGTCAATGAGTCGTGCAGTTTTGACGAAATGAATAAGATTACGGAGAGGATTCCAAACGAAGCTGCCATTTCCGACCTGCTGGAAGAAATGGATAATCCATCAGTAATTCGCTGGGCTTTGGAAAATGACAGGAATTCTCTAATTGATTACTGCTGGCTTGACGATGACGATACTCTACAAGGCGAGTATGCTAAGGTGTTTGAGCAGGCAATGCGTATGGAAGGCGTCTTCAAAACTCAAGGCAAACATGCTGCTGGCGTTGTAATTGCATCTGATGACTTGACAAAAATCTGCCCTATGGTAAAATCATCTCGTAGTTCCGAGCAAATTGCGGGCATGGAAATGGGCGACTTAGAAGCTATTGGATGTGTTAAATTTGACATTTTAGGCGTTTCTCTTCTGGAGAAAATTTCAAATACTGTTGAGGAAATTAATTATGAATTATCGTGACTACATTGTTTATGACTTTGAAACTACATCAGCTAATCCGTACACAACACAACCCGTACAGATTGCCGCTGTTGTTGTTCATGGTCGTAAACTTGAAATCAAAGAAGGTTCCGAGTTTCAGTCTTTAATGAAGCCAGAGCTAAACATAAAAAAGTGTGAAACACTTGGTGTTGACCCGCTTGAAGATGGTGCCGTTGCAGTTCACGGAAAGACCGCAGAAATGCTAAAGAAGGCACCAACTATTAAAGCCGTCTGGAAAAACTTTACAGATTACGTCAATCAGTACAACTTCAAAGGAAGTAATTGGTCGGCACCAGTATCTGTAGGATATAATATCAAGGGTTTTGACTCTATCATCGTGAATCGCCTATGTACGACAGATCCGTGGAATTTTGGACCTGTAGATAACAAGCGTGGCGAGCAGGATTTGTTCAATCGAATTCATAGCATTGACATGCTTGACTTTATGTTTGCATTGTTTGAAAACAATAAAGATGTGAATTCACTTTCTGCCGATAATCTTGTCCGTGGATATATGGGTTACGATAAAGGGACGGCACATGATGCAATGTCCGACGTTATTATGACAGCGGAATTATTCTGTAGAACTATGAGAATGTTAAGAAGCACAGCGTCTCGTAAAACGTTTAAGGGTGCATTTGCATGATTGAACATAAAGAAAAAAAATAACAAGGTCAATAAAGATGCAGAAGATTGATATCACAAAATTGAATGAAAATGATCGTGCCGTTTGGGATATGATTGGCGAAGGCCGTGTCAAGGGATGCTTTCAAATTGAGAGTCATCTTGGCAAGACATGGTGCAGGGCACTGAAGCCTGATAATATTCTTGAATTAGCAGCACTGATTAGTATTATTAGACCCGGAACCTTAAAGGCTTTCGTCGATGGAAAGTCTATGACCCAGCATTATGTAGATAGAAAGCATGGTAAAGATAAAGTTCCAAGCCTGCATCCAGCTATTGATAAGCTACTTGAAGAAACTTACGGAGTTATTGTATATCAAGAACAGGCGATGGAAATCGCTGTTAAGATGGCTGGATTCAACTTGAAAGAGGCAGACGACTTACGCAAGGCTATTGGTAAAAAGAAGGCGGATCTGATGAAGCAGGTTCGCGTCAAGTTTATTGATGGATCTAAACAAAATAATATTGAAGAAAGCAAGGCTACTGAGATCTTTGACATGATCGAAAAGTCGGCTAGGTATTCATTCAATAAATCTCATGCAGTAGCATATGCTAAAATGGCCTATTGGTCAGCTTATATAAAAAATTACTATGTTGACAGGTTTATGAAAAACTGGCTACGAGATGCCGATGATAAGATTGATCCCGATATGGAAAAGCGTCAACTTATTATGGCAGCAAGAGCGGAAGGTCTTGAAATCAAAGGTCCAAGCATTTCAGTACTTGAGGAAAACTTCACTTTCGGAAAACGCGATGGTATGTTTCCAGCTATTCATTTCGGCATTTGCAACGTCAAGAATGTTGGTGCAATTCATCTCCAACAATTAAAGGATAGTATCTCAAATATTTCAAGCATAAACTGGTCCAACCTATTGGTTCATGTACTACCTAATGTAAATAAGAGAGCTATAGAAAACTTAATTAGCGTTGGTGCGTTTGCTGGTCTTGGCAAATCAAGAACGGAAATGATTCATGAGTTTCACTGCTTTTCTGACTTTACCAAGAAAGAAATGCAGTCAATACAAGAACATCTCAATATTAATAATTTAACAGCGGCAGAAATTGTAAAAAATCTACTATCCTATGGAGTTAAAAAGGATGGAGGATTTATATCTACACAGAGCCGATACATGAAGATTGAGGATATCTTGATGAGAATTCAAAATCCCGGCAGGAATCTTGCTGACAACTCCATGACATATGCTAGAATAGAAGAAAAGCTGCTTGGATATGCGATTAATCACTCGGAACTCAACGCCTGTTCAGATGCATGTCACGCAAATGCCACATGTAAACAATTGACAGATGGCAGAGCAGACAATTGTGTTATTGCTGTAATTATTAAAACTGTTAGAGAGCATAAAACTAAGAACGGCGACATCATGGCTTTTGTATCTGCCGAAGATGATTCTGGAGAATTAGAAAATATTGTTATTTTTCCTGATGTATACGAGCAAAACAAAGATATAATATACGATAGAGCCACAGTATTATTATCTGGTCAAATAAAAGATAAAACCAGAAATTCATTTATTATTGATAAAGTTTTTAGCATTTGAGGCAGTTAAATGAATAAGTGCATATTCTATGGGCAAATACGTAGCAAGAATTTTGAGACAGATGTCGATTCCAGTATTTGTAAAATAACATTACAGCTTAAAATAGAAAATAGAAGAAGTACAAAGTCTAAAAACAAAAAAATTGATTATGAACTTTTGAACTTTGAAGCATGGGGTGGTGCAGCACTGACCATCGAATCTAATGCCGATCCCGGCGATTACATTTTGATAGTAGATTCAACGGCCAGATCAATATCTCATGATAATAGTGGTTCACCAACAAGTGAGCTAATTTGTTTTAGAATTAACGAGTTTAAGATTATTAAGTACGGAGGACGATGATGGATTCTCAAGTTGAAAAAATGATTGAAGAGAACAAAAACCTTATCTACAGTATTGCAAATTCTCTTTATATCCCAAACAAGGCATTTAGCATAGAAGATCTAATCCAAGTTGGATTTTTAGCAATTTGCAAAAGTGCAAATAAATACAATCCAGAACGAGGAAGGGTCTCAACATTTATTACGCACTGTGCTAAGAATGATATGATAAAGTTTATTAGAAAAAATAAGATTGGCCGTGAACTAATTTATAATGAATTAAAGAGCCTTAGTTATGATGAAACAGAAGAAATTCTCAAATCTGATGTATTGGATTATTATAATTTAAAAAATACAATTGAAGAAAAGATTGTGACACTAAAGAGAAATGGCGAATCCAATAGAGCTATTGGCAAAAAACTAAATCTAAACTCGAATAAAGTGTCTTCAATACTTTCAGAAATCAAAGAAAGGCTAGCAACAAATAATGGCTAGAAAAAAAAGAGTACTCTTCATTAGCGAGGCCGCATATCTAAATACGGGATATGCAAAATACAGTAAGGAAGTAATATCGCGTCTATATAGAAGCGGTAAATACGATGTAGCGGAAATGTCTGTATATGGAGCCGCTAATGATCCAAGACGCTCCAGTATTCCTTGGAAAAATTATCCAGTTCTTCCAGATGAGCATAACGAAGAACAAATGAAATCGTATAATTCTAGTCCGGGCAATCAATTTGGAAGCTGGAGATTTGAAAGAGTTTGTTTAGATTTCGAGCCAGATATTGTTTTAACAATTCGTGATTATTGGATGGATGCCTTTGTATATCATTCTCCATATAGAAGAATTTTCAAATGGGCATGGATGCCAACTGTAGATGCATCGCCACAGAATCCAGAATGGATTGATTTATTCTGTGATGCAAATTATGTACTAACCTATTCTGATTGGGCTAAGAATGTCCTAGAAGAACAGGCTGGAAAGAACATAAATACAGTTGGCTCTGCCCCTCCATCAGCATCCGATGCTTTCATTCCTATGAATCAAAAATCTGTTAGAGATGAATTTGGCGTCCGCGATGATATAAATATTATTGGTAGTGTAATGAGGAATCAACGTCGGAAGTTATTTCCCGCGTTGATTTCTGCATTTAGTAAGTATCTAAAAGAAACTGGCGACACCAAAACATATTTGTATATGCATACCAGCTATCCAGACGCTGGATGGAATTTAGCAAACTTAATCCACTCTAATGATATCTCTTCTAGAGTTTTAATGACATACGTATGCGGAAACACAGATTGCAAAAATGTTGAAGTCTGTTTTTTTTCAGATGCCAGAAAAGTCTGCCTTAAATGTAATAAATTTAGTTCAATGCCGTCTAGTGTATCTAATGGCGTTTCAGATGAAATACTGGCAAAGATATATAACATTTTTGATCTTTACCTTCAGCCAGCAAATTCAGAAGGGTTCGGTCTTCCTCAAGTTGAGGCTGCTGCATGTGGAATACCAATTGCCTGCACTAACTATTCCGCTATGGAAGACATTGTTAATAAACTAGATGCATATCCAATATCTTATACAAAGTATAAAGAATTAGAAACTGGATGTGATCGTGCTGTTGTTGATGAGAATAGCATAGTAGAGATCATAAAAACTTTTCTATCAGACAAAACTCAAAAGAGTAATATTCGTCAGCTATTTGAAGATCATTATAGCTGGGACAAGACTGCCGCAAAGTGGATGGAAGTCATTGACGACTGTGAATATGCTGACTGGAAACAGCCTGCAAATATCATTAGACCTTCAAAAATAAATATGGAAGAAAAGTCTAATGAAAGATTTGTGCGGGAGTTAACCGAACTATTTTGCTACTACGAGGGGCACAAAAACTCGTACTTTACGAGGAACTTAATGTCTGATCTAACAAAAGGATCTAGCAAGATTGCGTGGGATGATCATTTCTCTAATGAATTTACTCCATCAAATCCAAATAAACAAAGACCAGTTGATAGGCAGTCAATTATTAATGTATTTGGTCGGAGACTAGAGAATTATAATATCTGGGAAGATGTGAGAATAAATAGATCTAAATTAAAAGACGGGAACGAATTATGGCTAAACTAGGAACATTTTGTAATGAATGCTGTTTCTATAATCCAGATAAAAAAGAATGCAGTCATGGCCTTATAGATATGTTTACGCAGCGGGGAGCGACTATAGAATGGAATGATGACGGCCCATCAATAGATAGAGTTTGTAGATATAGAAGAACTCATGACTGGAATGAAGACTTATCATTAGAAGAAAAAATAAAACTTTGTGAAGAAGAGGTATTTCTTTCCGGCTCAATAATTCTATTAGTTCAAGAGATTGATAACGTCAAAGATATCCTCTCCAAATTAAAAGATGTAACAAATAATCGTTTTAAATTTATTATATCACATGAATGCAAGTTGAGTCCATTATTAGAAATCTCTAAAGAATTAGATATTCATGCTTCATTTGTTAGAAGCGTTGATGAAGATGTGTCTGACGAAAAACGAGTTTTTGATTGCTTAAAGCATCTGAAAAACGGGTATGTCTTTCTTTTTAATTGTGATAAAGAAATTGACTATACTATTTTTGAAAAGGTCCATAAATTTACTACCAAGTTGATGCACCGTGTATTACATATCGAACCGATTGATGAAAAGCTACATCAGTCCGTCAGTATGGTACATATTTATAAATGGCTTAATGGAGATATGATGGAATCGTTTTCTAATAAGCTAAAAAACATAGCCAGTGAAGAATCTAGCGACCCCCAAGTATTCAATTGGAAAGAAATCAATGAAGCATGTGCTAATAATCTATAAGATATTCTCAGATCTTAATCAAGATTACTTACAAAAAATAATAAATGGGTGTAAGTCAAAGAAGCATAATGTAACAATTAACTTCCATGATTTTACGCTGTCCAAAAAAATTAGATCTCAAATTGAACATGTTGAGTTCTCTGACTTAGAAGCGATTAACATCTCTGATGAAAACTATGAAGATATTGAAAAATCAGATCAAATTATTGTTCAAAAACTAATAAGTTATAGCCACTTTGATGTGGTCTCAATATTAGTGCATGATATATTACTAGATAATGCAATAGACCAAATTGATTTTTCGGTTTTAGAGAACAGCAATGTCGCGTCAATTTATCCAGATAATAATACTTGGACACCATTTAGCACAA